CCCGCAATTGATACTTGAGACATGTTTTCTCCTTAAACCACAGTCCAGACAGAGCCTGTCGGAACCGTCACTGTGACACCAGAATTGATAGAAACCGGCCCAAACGTACCTGCGTTTCTGTTTGTCGTGATTGTGTAACTTGCAGTGACAGTCTGTCCGTTTTGGAAGAATATCTCATCGTTGCCACCGCCCGTCGCTCCACCGCCACCCCCTGCGACTTTCACAAAGTCGGCTGAAGTCATGGTTGTTGAAGCAACAGTCTGGGATGCGCTGACGGTGTAAGTACCTGCCCCACCCGTGCCGGTCAAGAATTCTGTGACGTATGTGCCTGCGGTCACGCCCGTGCCGGTCAGGAACTGACCAACCTGAATACCACCTGCGGCAATTGCAGACACCGTCATGGTTGTGCCGGAAATGTCTGCCGTGTACTCCGCAGTCTTGTTGTTCCAAACCACCAAGGCCGAACTGTTTGGCCCGATCAGTACACCCGCAGAATATGAGCTTGATGTACCGCCCCGAATATAAATATCGCTGCCGTCTGTGCAGTTGTTGACCACCACGTAGGTTTTGCTCTGCTGCGGGGCGTAGATGTATCTACTTGTACCCGGTGCGCCTGTGGCGATCAGTATGGCTGTTCGCGCTTGGTTTTGTGCGCCAGCGCCTGTTGTAGTCAGTGTCCAGTCGCCCGCAGTTACGCTGACTGTGGAGTATTGAGCAATAGCGTCCTCTATCAGTTGAGTCAACTGAGTGTTTACCGTTGAACCCCACGTATTTGTGAGTTCCCCAGTTACGGGCTGTACAAGCCCTAGCAGTGATGTATATGAGGATGGCACGTTTAAACTCCTTCTTGCATTCTATTGGTTTATCACACAACCGTCCATACTGAACCCGTCGGAACCGTGATCGTGACCCCCGTGTTAACCGTGAGTGGCCCTGCGCTCAAAGCATTTCTTCCAGTGGTGATGGTGTAGTTTGCTGTGATGGTGGTATCGTTCTCTGTCAATCCTGTCGCGCCAGTAACCGACCTGCCCGCCGGATACGTGACAAATACATCTTTTGTACCCGCGCTGAAATTCACCAAGCTGCCGGAGTTGCTGGAGGCCAGCACAGTTGTTCGAGCCAAAGTTGTGCCAGACAACGTATATGTACCAACACCCACTTCCCACTCAGACGTACCCTGCCCAGCAATTGTGTAATACGTTGTATTGCCATTTCCAACAACAGAGAAAGACTGAAAGCCCGTCACGGCTCCGGCAAGCGTGATTGTGCCTGTACCAGCGGTGGTAGTAGTCTCCCGAACGCGATCAGCTAAAACCAATGCCATGTCTTACTCTCAGGTTGTCCCAATCTTTGTCCAAGTATTGGGGTTGCTGTCATTTATTTCTGCCCAGTCAGCGGACTCTGCGGTGTTTAGATTTGCCCAGCCCGCACTTTGGGCTGCGTTGATTGTCGCCCAAGTTGTGCTTTCTGAGGAGTCTATGTTTGCCCAGTTTGCGGTCTGACTGTCGTTGATGAGTTCCCACAAGAATCGGGCAAAGAACGAGTCCGATGCCGTGATGGTTTCTTGGATGGCGCACAGGAAGACCTGCGTTACCACCGCCCCGTCGATAACTGACCCAAATTCTTCAACAAGCACCGCAAAAGTGGCAAACGCTTCCATTGCGTCCGTAGCCACGGAAGATTCGGTGACACTGTTCAAGAACAATAAACCGCCAACAATGTCATCTGTTGCCGTAGCCGTTTCATCCACATTGCCAGTGAATGCAAATGAGCTAGACACATCATCTGTTGCTGTTACTGATTCTGCAATCTGCGGGGCGTAAATAGGCGTAGACGAATCAGAATCCGTCACTGTCGCTGTCTCTGCTACGTTTGTAGCAAAAGTTTGAGCCGCAGAACCTGAATCCGTCACTGTCGATGTTTCGTTAATCGTTACTGGGAACACCGCATTCGCTGAGATTGAATCCGTTGCCGCCGATGTCTCAGATACTGCGGAACCAATAATGTATGAAGAAGCTATGCTGTCCGTGGCAGTTGCGCTCTCAGACACGGTGACACCAAAATCTTGTTTACCGGAAACAGAATCCGTTGCCGTTGATGTCTCAGCCACGTTGGAGATGAAGCTCGCCGCAGCAGACAAAGAGTCTGTTGCCGTGATTGTTTCTGACACAGCCGTAACAAAATCTTGTGTCGATGATATTGCGTCGGTTGCAGTTGCCGCCTCAGACACCACACTTTGGAAAACAACTGAGGAAGATATAGAGTCCGTTGTTGTTGCTGACTCCGACACCGCTGACAAATACGTCAGAAGTGATGAAACTGCATCAGATGCGGTGGCTGTCTCGGATACTGCCGATACAAATACTTGGATCGCAGATATGGCGTCCGTTGCCGTTACTGCTTCGGATATATCTGTTGCAAAAGTCTGTAAGGCTGAGAGCGTATCTGTAGCTGTGGCAGACTCAGAAATATTTGCGAGAAATGTCGCCGCAGCCGAAATAGAGTCTGTAGCCGTCGATGTCTCAGAAACTGCCGCCAAAAATGTCAGTAAAGACGAGATTGAATCAGTGGCGGTAGCGGTCTCGGATACAGACGAATTAAAAGTTAAAAGCGAAGATATGCTATCCGTCGCTGTGGCTGATTCAGATACTGAGGCAGCAAATGTATTACCACTAAGCGACGAAAACGGGGCTTGTGAGAATGCTAGAAATCCAAACACTCGTCATGCCCTGCTCATATTAGCCTGCGATCAAATCAGACTCAGCAAACCAACGCTGCTGGGTTTTCCCATCAACATCTGTCCACTCAATCAGATAAGACACGTTGCCATCTTCATCCATACGCATCGCAAGCACTGGGCCTTGGGGTACGACGCCGTTTAATTTAACGACATCGCCTTTTTTAAATGTTGCCATGATTAACCTGCCAAACTGAGTGTGTAAGTGACATTGAGTGTGTCGCCTGAAACAACAGAACGATCACCCGGCGAAGTGAAATCAGATGCTGAGTACAGAACACCAGTTGAGCCACCCTTAGTGTTGTCGCTTACCAAAAAAGCTCCGCCAATTGTTGCTGTGGCGTTGATGCTGTAAACAGCGGGGGAAGCTGAGTTGGTAGCCACAGATGGATTGGCTGTGGTTGGTGTAGCAAATGTACAAGCTGGGCGTGTTGCCTGACTGTATCCAGTCTCTTCTGTCCAGCTACTGTGCGAAGCCATAGTGTTGCCAGCCGCAGGACTGTTACTCGCGCCCGAGCCGTACAAGCCAATGTACCAAGCGGCTGTATAGGCGCTACCCAGAAAATACTTGTTGTTCATGTCTTGCAAACCGCCATTGACAACCAGATTGGGGTATTGGGCTTCCCATTTCAAATTGCCATCCTTGTCAAAGCACTGCATGGTGTAAACACCCTTGGCAGTAGCCGCCTCACCTGATTGCAAGGTTTTTGTGATTGCGCTACCGATGGTATCGGCGGCTTGGGATTTTTCGATTGCTGACATTTGTTACTCCTTATGCGATACGAATGATTGCAGATGTGTTGGTAGCAGCAGGGAACTGCACCGTGAAAATTGTGGTTGATGTTTTATTTGAACCGAAGTCCAACACACAAACCGCTGGGTTGCCCCCACCACTTTGATAAATCAAAGCTCCTCTGGCAGTGATTGCTCCTGTCCACTCCGCGTTTGAAAACGAAACGTATGCTGTTGTGTTAGGCGCGTTGCCTGTGGTCGGTGTCTGGGTTATCGTAAGAACCTGCCCACCAGCTGTATACCCTGCATCCACAACCTCACCCGCAGTCGTATAAGCCGTGGTAGTCGCATCAAGCGTGGCTTCATTGGTGTACAGAGCAATGTAAAACGTACCCGACGTAAAGTTGAACGTGCCGTCCATCAAACCCGTACGAAAAACGTTGCATGTGTAGTTGCCTGTGAAAGCCATCAACGCACCCCATTGTTTTGAGGTAACGGAGCAACCCTTGCTTGCCCACTGCGATATGCGTCGCTGCGTTCAAGCCCATCACCCAGACGTTTGGCCAACGCAAGTGCTTCTTTGTACTTGGCGTCATATCCAAGCATTACGTCAGGCTCACCCTTCATGTATGTGTAAGCCTCCACAATTGAGCCATACAACAACACAGAATCAAAGTTGTCACCCAACCATGTTGTGGTTGCCGTGACGATTGACTCAGGGTAATAGTAATAATGCAATTCAACATCGTAAGCTGCATCAGGGGTTGGGCCAAGAATAAAACTCAACTCATTTGTGGTGACGGGGGTTGGCCCATTTGTGGTGGTTGGGCCAAACAGTGCGTAGTACTTCGGAATCGCGGTATCGGTTGGTTTTGGATACGCCTGACGGATGAAGTTCACATCTTTGTTCAACAGGTACTCGTAATTGCCGTCCGCATCAATAACCGCCAACGAAAATGTTGACAGGAAATCGCTTGGACAAGACAAGTATTTGTTGTTGGTTGCCGTGACACCAGTGACATTTTTTCTGATGGATGGAAACTGAACTGTGTTGTAAATGCGTTGCTCCGCCTGCTCAATAAATGTATTGATAGGCGCAGGATTGGTCGAATAGCTAAAGCTATTTTCTGTGTAATCCTGAATCGCAGTTACAAGCTCAGAATAATTCATGCCATCGGGCCTCTAGCCATCACGCCTTTGGTAGCCGCGCCAGTGCCACGGATTTTGATACCGCTTGTTTTGGTAGGTGGGTAGTCTTGGCTGCGCACATTGGCTACAGACACGTTTGCTTTTCGCATGGTTTCTTTTGCTGGCTCTTCACCAACAACCACACTTGGAACGTTTTTTGGTTGTTTGTATTCAGCCATCTTAGCCTCCGCGACCAGAAGAACGCTGGTTCATGATTTTGGCCATGTTGCGACCGTATTTCAACATGTCGCTGTTGGTTTTGCCGCCAGCTTTTAACTTTGTCATGGGTTTGCCCGGGTGCAATTTCTTTTCGTGCTTGTGCACGGCACCAGCAATCATTTTTTTGTCCTGTGCTAAATCTTTCTTGTCCATCATCGACTCCTTATGTCGTTGCAACTGTAACTGTACCAATTTCTACCGCTAAAACCAAGTTATTTGGTGTCAGAGCAGCATCAAAAAACGCCGCCCCACCAACTGGGTTCCAACCCCACTGAAACACTCGACTGCCTCCACCCACAATCCCTTCTGCGTCCAACGCAGGGCTGTTTGTCAGCACAATCTGCAAACCCGTGCGACCAGACAACTGGTAGCTTAAGTCTGGCCTTGGATCGCGCACCCCTTGCGGGTCGTCCACTGGGTACATGCCCAACTGGAGTTGCGGCTGATCTGGCTCCCAGCACTGCGGGCACACTTTCAAGTCGTATGTCTTGGTCTTGACAACCAACTTCTTCAGTACCGTAAGCTTGAACCTGAAACCACAACGGTCGCACTCAGCAATCGAGTTTTTGCCAGAGGAAAACCGGTTCCCCATCAGCTTCCCCCAATGAACATTTGTCTAGGCACAAGGCGCAAAGCAGCGCGTTCCTGATCCTCATCAGCCGCCGTCATCCAAGCCTCGTCATACTGCTGTTTCAACACCACCAATCTATCCATGCCCCCGGGCACTTTAAGCGCCACGTAGTAGGCCAGCCCAGCCACCATGCAAGGCACAAAACGGAAGGGTACATCCATGACATTGACACCGCTGCCAGCATCTTGCACGCGCCGCATGCGCCAGTACACAAACTGGTAGGTCTGGGAGCCGTCAGGCGTTGGCCAAACAGTCACTCGGGGAACGTTGTTGACGTAAATCTTGGTGGTTGCGCTGGCAGTATGTGAAGCAGCGGTTGTGCCGTTCTGACCACGGTAACAATCACTCAGAATGTTGCCGTCAATGTAGTTGTAGAAGATGGTTTCGCTGTCGATGTTGACGTACCCAATTGCAGGCAAGCCAACAACGTTGGACAAAGTGATTGTGTTGTCTGTGGCACTGGCATTTGCCGCCAAAACCGCTGTGGTGGGCATGATTTGCCCGTCCAAACGCTGGTACCAAACCTGAATAGGCCGGGCTTGGGTCAATTTATTGGGGATGGTGGCGTATGTGGACACGCTGATGCGTGTGATTGTCAAATCTGACTGTGTTGAGGCCACATTTGCGTTGGTTCGGATCACATGATCCAGCAAATCTACCGTATCGGTGGGAATTGCGTAGGTGTTTAGCCCCTGTGTGAAGGTAATGGTGCCCTGCTCAAACGTCCACATGTTGACACCACGGTTTGCCCAGTCGGCAAACAGCAAATTCAACGACCGACGTGCCGTTTTCAGGTCATATCCGGTGCGCAACTCTGAACCAGCACGCTCAAATGCCTCCTCCACCAGTTCGGTGAGGTCTAAATTAAAGCCTGCTTGTCCAGAAGTTGTTGCCATTATCTAAATCCTGCCGTTTTCTTTGCCACCTTGGGTGGCTGCTTCACGAATTGCTTTCCGGCTTTTTTCCCAGCACGTTTTGCACGCGTTGTCGCAGCGTATTCAGCAGGGCTGAGAGCTTTGATTGCAGCTTCAGGAAGATATCGCTCACCTGTGTCAGAAGATTTTTTACCACTTTTGGTTCTCCATTTTTGGTCTCCCCAATTTTTAAGGGATTGCTGCGGCGCTTTCAATCTCTGTAACCCCCGCCAGCGGCCTTGTACTTCTTGGCGACCAACTGCGCTTTACGGGCTGACCACTGGCCAGCACCAGTACCGTGGGTTGCTGCTGCCTTGACTTGGCTAACTATGCGTTTCCTGAGTTCAGGTTTGGTGTAGTTACCCGCCGCGTTGACTTTTCCACCCTCTTTGTATTGGGTGAAAGCAGTGTCATCCCGACGGGCTTTTTTCTTCCCGCCGGGCATTTTTGAGGGGTTGATGTCCCCCATACCACGGCTGGACATCATGTCAGCAGTAGGCTTTGCCGCCAGATTTCATGGTGACCATCTTGCCTTTGGTTTTGCCTTTGACAGCCACACCATCACGGCTTGGAGCTGCGGTTTTGACAGAACCCATTTTGGCGCTGGTCATGCCACCAGAAGCCATCTTTTTCATTGGCATTTCTTTTTTGCCTTTTGCCATCTCTTTTTTCTTGGCAATCATTTCCATGAAAGGGTTTGCTTTAGCCATATCACCACCTCTTTTAAAAGTTTTGCCTTTGTCGGCGTTTGAAAAATCCTTGCCCACAGACTGTGGGACTCCTACCTTCTTGGCAAACGACGGGTTATTGGCCACCGCCGCCATGAAATTGTGTTGCTTCTTGCTGGTGCTTGGCATCACTTACCCAAAAAGTAATGTGCTGTTTGTACAAGCCCTGCCCCCACAGTACCCCCACTCACACCGCCAAGCAGCATGAACACTTTCCAGCCACCCTTCGCCTCAGACAAAGTGGTGTTGATTTGTGCAATTGAGCGTTTGATCTCATCCATGTCCGCCATGATTTTGTCCACGTCGTTTTGCAAATGGTCAATATTTGCCGCGTGCGTAGCCAACTCTCTGGCTGTAAGAATGTCTGCCTCTGCCATTTACACAAACCTGCCTTTCGTCTTGCCCTTGGTGGCACAGCCATCGGCCTTGGTGACGTAGCCACCATCAGCACAGTTCCACGCACGAAGGCTCTTGTTAATCCTCGAATCTGGATCGTTTGCGGTCTTGGCGCTCGTAAGCTTCGCTTTCATGCCTTTCATTCGGGCGCAGAAAGAGTCGCGGCGACTGCCGCCCTGTGGCTGAGGCGGCTTCAACCCGGGTTTCCCCGGATTTGCTGCGTTGTAGGAAGCTCGTCCTTTGGCGTTCAAGCCGCCGCTCTCGGACTTCCCTTCCTTGCGTTGCCATGCTGGTGACTTAGCCATAGACAATCGTTACGCCCGTGATGTTGGTCACATCAGCATAAACGCCTATGGTAAACAAGATGCCTTCACCGGGTATTGGTAAAAGAAACGTGTTTGCTGTGCCTGCCGGAGTATCCACTTCGAGCAACAGTGTGCCAGTTGCGTCTGTTCCGTTATACAGCTTGACTGACCCTGCGCTTGCTCCCGCAAGGCCATACACGGTTTTCACACGGGTGCGGTAATTGACCGCTTGTCCGTCTGCCGTCAGTCGCGTTGACTGGACATCAGCTTGCATCGTCATGGAATGCTCCTATTAAGCTGCGACTGCGCCGTTCAAAGCAACAATTGCCCAGCCAGCGGAGGTATACACCAACATGGCTGATTCGCCAACGCCAGTGAAAGTGATGGTGGTAAAACCAATTTTGGTTGTGGGAGTCAGTACAGCAGAACCGCCATCTACTGTATGCGTGATAATTTTTACTTCTCCCACATCTCCGTTTGCCAACGTCAGCGCCTGTGCCGCGCCTGTGGTTGTAAGAGATGTAAAAGCGTTGGTGATGTCAACTGCGCCTGCGCCAGACAAAGACTGCGTTCCTAAAACAACGCCTTGCCCAAAGGTGGAGTTAACGGTAACTGCCCCAGTAGTGGAGTTAACAGAAATGGATTGGAAGCCGTTTTCAGAACGAACCGGCCCATTGAATGTGGTATTTGCCATGATGTGTCCTCACATGCGAGTGGTAGTGCATCTGTCTGCATGTCGTCAGCCGGGACTGTCAGATGCACCGGAAAACCCCGGAATGGTTTGAATATACCGCAAAAGAAAAGGGGACGCTAGTCCCCTTTTCTCAAGTCGCTTACGCGCCAGCAGAACCCCACATACCGAGGGGATCAGACCAACCAAAGCTGTAACGCTCACGGGCCTTGTAACGGACGTTGCCGGTGTCGAAATCACCGTCCATTGAGTTGGACAAAGGCATACGCTCGAAGTGCTTCATGCCGTTTGGAACGTCGGTAATCAAGTACCAGCCGTTTGTGTCGGTCAAGAAGTGGTTGACGGTATAGCCTTCAGGGATTGCACCCATCTGCTTCAACGCGTTGATGTCGTTGTCAGCAGTAGAGACACGCAGCTCAGTGTCAAGCAAACGCTTGGCAACGAACATGAGTGACGGAGGCACAATCATCTTGCGAGGCTTGGCAGCGATCAACAGACCACGTTCATCAGTCCATGCTGCGATTTGAATCACGGCATTTTCCAAAGAAGTTTCGTTCAAGTCCACACCAGTGGTTGGGCTGTTGTAGTTAACAGAACCATTTACCAAGGGGTGGCCAACACGAGTGCTGGAGCTGTTGTTACCAAACAAGGTAACGCCATCACCGCCCAAGTAGGAGCCATTGAAGCCGTTGTTGATAACAGAGGCTGCTTTGACTTGCTTGGTGTATGACATGGCACGAGCCAAAGCTTTGGTGTAACGAGCAGACAAGCTGTCGTATAAGTTATCTTCAATCGCTTCTTCAGTGATTGAGAAACCCAAGGCGATGGTTTCGTGGTTGTACCGTGCAGTGAAGGCTTCCTGCGCATTGTCATAAGCAATTGCGGAACCTTCGTTCTTGACGGGAGCGGCACCGAAACCAGCAAGCTTGGTCTCTTCTTCAAAGCTACGCTCAGATTTCTCTGTTTCGTAGATTTCTTTGTGCTCTTCACCGTAGCGTGCGTACTCCATACCAAACAATGCGTTCAGTCCGGGGAGCAACTCTTTCAGTAGTTGTGCGCGTGAAATTGCCATTTTGAGTTACTCCTTACAGGCCAACAGCGTTGGTAAATGAGTGATAGCCGGGGTTAATCTTGACAAGGATGTCGGTGTAAGCGTCGCCTACAACTGAGAAGCCTTGCATATTAACGAACCCAACAACACGGAATGCTGCGGTGGTAGTCACAGCAGAGGAACCCGCAACGACAGAAGCCGTAGAGTTACCTGTTGATGTGCTGCCTGTTGCCACAGCGCCAGTTGAGAAAAATACGTTTGCGCCCAATGCAGCTTGTGTCACAGAGCCAGCGGACTGGACTTGGAACACAACATTGGGGTCGTCCACAACGTAAGCGTTAATCACGCCAGTTGTACCTGTTGGGTAGTACTGTGCGTAGATTACTTGGCCTTGTGCGTTGATGTAGGAACAACCAACAAACACACCCACGATACCGGTATTAGCGGTGCCAGTAGGGAAGCCGTTTGTGGTCGCGTCAGCGCCGGTTGCGGTTGCCACAGCCAAATAGCCAGACGCATTTACGTACACGGGCGAGCCGTTGTAAATGTTTGAGGCAGTGCCTGCGGGGTCGATGAGATAAGTACGGGTCGCACCTGCGTATGGTGTGCCGCCCAACTCATTTACGGGTTTTAGGCCGTAAGGGGATGCTACTGATGCCATTTAAGGACTCCTTGTTTATTTAGAACCTGAACCAAAACCCGCACCGCGACTGGTTGTTGACTTACGGTCTGCAAACAGCGGCATGCGCGAATCGTTGTTTCGCATGAAGTGGTTGTCCACTGAATCCATCTGGTTCTGAGCTTGTTGCTCGTAGTACTCGTCCCGGGCGCGTGCTTTCTCGATTGGCATCTTGCAAAGCATGAGGCCACCAATTTCAACATTGCCCGTTTTTTCACTACCAGTAATCATCAACTCAGGATGGTCTGCTGCTTTCACCGGCTCCCAGCCATCGCGAAACTTGCGTGACACGTTGGTTGGTTCGTGCTGACCCAAGACATGTGTGGCTACCCAACGGTAGACATATCCGGGTTCAGGTGTCGGATCGGGCAGCGCAGTCGGCGGTACGTATACAGCACGAGCCTGCTTTTCGCGTGACACATTGTCACGAGGGGTACGGTTTTCAGCCATTTTGATTCTCCAGTTTTAAAACTTCAGCAACGTATTTTTTCGGGTCGAGGTTGTACTTTTTAATTAACGCAGCTTGAGACGGCGTTAACTGTATCTTCCTTGTCCCGGTCGAACGTGATGCGGGTGCCACCACGGATGATGGACGCCTCGGAGTCTCAACCGACCTTGGCTTGTCTTCGTTTCCTCCGAAAACTTCAGGGAACTTCGACTTCACGCGAGCATCAATTTGCTCGAAATATTCATCGGAGCGAGGGTCAACTCCATTGTTGACTAGTTTTTGATGCAGCCCTAGTGCAAAGCTGGTAACTTCCTCGAACCCGTCTGAGCCAAACCACTGGTTTTTTGCTTGCCAGCGCAAGGTCTTTTCGTCAGCTCGCACCGGTTCGGGTGCTTGTTGTCGCGGTTGTACATCAACTTCTTCTGTTTGTAAAGGGGGTGGGCGAAAGTTTTGTGCTTGTTGCAACTTCATCTTTGCTTCAAACAACTTTTCCTGTGCCGCAATGATGGCATCAGTGTCAAACGCCTCCTGCGCCGCTTTGTACTCTTGCCGAGCTTTGTCCAATTCCGCTTCAGCCGCAGTCTTGGCCATAGCCCCGTACTGTTCGGTGCCTGTGTGAACGTACTGTTTGAGTTTTTTGTTTTCCTCAACATAGTGCTGTGCAAGACGCTCAAGCTCTTGCTTTTCCCTCAAAAGGGCTTCTTTGGCACGGCGTTCGTCGTGGCGGGCATGGGTCAACTCCTTGATGCGTTTTTGTGCACCTTGGGTGTATGACTCAATTTCGTCGTCTGTCGGGTCTTCTACTTCCCGATCAAGTGGGCGACGGCCACGGTCTTTCTCCGGTGTGTCGTCAACGATTTCAATTTCGACTTCATCTTCGGTTTGAACTTCAACCTTTTGATTTTTGTCGTCATCAAGTTCGTCGGGGAACTTGTATTGCTCTGCCATATCTGCTCCTTTTAAGCGCGGGTAAGCCCACGAGGGTCTTGCACAACAGCGTCCACTTGGTCATCATTGATGAGCCGGAACTCTTTTCCGAAGATTTTGAATCGCGTACCGGAATACGTACGCACGAGAACAAAGTCACCCTCCTTACACCACGCGCCTGCGGGGAACTTGGTCTGGTCTTTGTACGCGTCGGGGCCAACCTTGAGCACAAACAGAACCGTTGTGGCATGTTCTTCTTGGCGCAGGGTGGATGTGGCTTTCACGAGATCAAGCTCTGTACCATCAATTTTTTCAGAAATATCGGGTACCGCACACAAAAGTTTCCATCCTGTTGGTTCAGGAAGCATTGTGGCTTTCTCTTCGTTGGTTGCATCTGATGCGGGTGCATCAACGGGTTGGATTTCCGGCAGGGCAAACTGCCCCGGTTCAAGCGTGATTTCACTCATCGGATTTTTCTACTTTCTCAGCAAGGTCAAGAAGATGGCGCTCTGCGATGGCTAGACCCTGAATAACACCGCAAAGTTTTTGATACTCTTCAAAGTTGCGACACCCACCACCGGCGCAGTCATCTGCGTAGTTGTTCATGTCGGTGCGTAATTTGTCGCGCAATACGCGTGCGAATTCTTGAATCATTTAGTTGGCTTCTCCTTTTGGTTGTTGCGTTGCTGCATTTGCATCTGCATTTGCATTTGCTCGCGCTTGGTCTTTATGTCCCCAGCTTTTGCAAGTGCGGTGATGTTCGCTGTTGTCTTTTGGTGTTTGAGCTGGCCAGCTTTGGCCATCGCATCAACCTCAAGGCGTTTGTTCTCAAGGTCAAGCTTGCCCTCGACTTCTTGTTTTTTCAACGCCAGCTCCTGCATCTTGATCTGCAACTCTTGCTGCTGCATCTGGATGAGCGGGTCTTGCTGTTGTTGCTGAGCTTGTTTTTGCGCAGCCATTGCTTGACTCTGCTGGAGCACTTGCTGTGCGGCCTGAGCCATCATGCCTGAGAGCTGTGTCTCAATTTCTGGTGGCAGCTTCTCATCTTCCGGCGGCAAGGGCATGCCCAGTTGCTGCTCAATCTTCTGACGGTAGGCAAAGCCAACGTGCTCAGCAACGTGCGCCATCATGGCAGCTTGAATCTGTGGAGCCTTGGGGTTCTGTCCAACCAACTCCATGACGATTGGATCCTGCATCGCCATCATGTGCACCTGAATGTGCGACTGATGATCTTGATAGAAGAATGCTTTGAGTGGCTCCATGCGCAACGCGGCCATGTTCTCAGACACAGGGTCTTTCGGTTTCTGGTCGTCCGGCAGGGGCACAAGCTTATCGGCATCCTTGATACCCAACACAGCCAACATCTGTCTGTGCAACTGCGGCAAGTCGTAGATGTCTGGAGCCATCTGCGCCATCTGAATGACCGCTTGGTACTGCACAACCCGCTGGCTCATGGTTGCTGCGTTGGGGTCGCTCACAGGGATGATGTCTACATGGTCGTAGTCAGCAGCCTTGGCTTTACGCGGTGCGTCGATGGGGTCGTAGTCGTAGTCTGGGTCTGTGTAGTCGCGGATGATCGCGGCCAGCAGACGCAGCTCTTGTTTGAATGTGTAGTGCAGACGCGCTTGCACGGCGCTCATGACTTTTAGCTGGCGCTCGAGCAACGCCAGTGTGGTGCCCACAGGGGCTTGGGCGGACATGTCCGACACCTTCATGTCGGCAGTGGCAGCAAACCTGCGGCCTTCCTCCACAATCTTGTCCATCAACCCAGCCAACACCATGCTGGGTTCTTTGTATGGCAGTGGCAGGATGCTGTCTCTGAGCGCCCCCGAACCAATATCTACGTCGCGCCATTCTCCGGGAGCAATAGGTGTGTCGTCGCCTTTGATGCGCATGCCACGGGATTTGAGTCCCCCGGGCAGGTTTGAGAGAGTACCTGCGTCAATAAGCTGGCGCATGAGACTCGTGGCCGATTTGGCATACCCTCCAATGAGATGGAATAGGCCAAAGCCGTACGCTCCAAAACCCGGGATGTATTGATAGTGAACAAAGTGCTGTCGTTTGATTTCAAGTGGATCGTCCTGTTCCCAGTTTCTACGGATGGCCAGAACATCGTTCGAGCCTTTTATTAAAGTAACGACGTACGGCCTTGTGATGCCTGTTGGTTCGTCATCGTCCTCATCTTTGAGTTCGTCGCCTTTGAGCACCAAGTCAACGTGGCATTCGTACAGCGTATATCTGTCGTCGTTCAGGTCAGAGAACCCTGTCTCTTTGTCCTTGGCCTTTTTGATGTTATCTTGGTCTTTGGTTGGGTCAGGCAGCTCGATGTCGCGGTAAAAGCCTGCTTGTTGGAGCTTGACAATCTCGTTCTTTGTCTTGCGCATGACGTGCGTCAAGCGGTAACAGGTATCCAAATCGGTCGTGCCGTAGGGCAGGATGATGTCTTCTGCCGGTATGAATATGGATACTTGGCGGCCAATGTTGGGGTCATAGTACACCTTCTTGAACGCGGAACCCGTGGCTGGCAGACTCCACAGCATGCGCTCGTGCTCGGGTCTGAACTCACGCATCACCTCTGTCAACTCGTAGTTCATGTCCTCTTGCACACGCACTGCGGCTTCTTGTTTTTCCTGAGTCTCTTTGCCCAGAATTTTTGTACGCACGGGGCCTTGCGCGGGGAATGTCTCGGTGATGGTCTCTGACTGGAAGCGCACCACGGCTTCTGTAATCATAGGGTGGAACACGCCAGACGCGCCGTTCCAAGGTTCTGTGCGCTCTTCGTACTGAAGGCCCAACAGTTTTAAGCCTTCTGTGTAGGCCTTCTCCCAGTCCTTGCGGGAGTTCTTGTCTTGCTCAATGTCTGCGGCCAACTCAGACGCCATCGCCATGATGTCATCTTCGTCCAGCGTGTCGGCCAAGTTCTCGTTGAACTCGTCGTCCTCACCGGGCCTGATGCTTATCTCTACGTCCCCAATATCAATGTTGACCGCTTCGGGGTCAATGATCTCAATCTCAATTGCTTCTTCGTCTTGCGCCAGCTCTCCGATACCTTGGGGTTGTTGAAACAGCGCTTTGTCTATGTTGGTGGCCATCATTTATCCTCAGTAGTACGCCGCTACTCGGCGTTTGAAAAATCGGGGTTCATCTGGCTCATCTGTGTCGATACGGATGAAGCCGCCTTGTCTGACGCGCAGCAGTGCTTGGGTGGTCGTGTCCACGTAGTCATCGTTCTCCCCCACAGGGAAAGCTGCGACTTCCTCAATGACTTCGCGTGCCCAACGTGTGTCCGGTGCCCATACCAAGCCAGATGCAAACATGTCGGCCACGGCGTTGACACGCACCATCTTATCGTTTCCACGGCTGGGTGTAAATTCTTGCACAGGGATGCCCATGTTGCGCAGCTCTTGGATCAGCGGGCCACCAGCAGCTTTCTTCTCCACGATGAACGCATCCGGCTCCCACTCCCGCCACTGTTTGAAGGCCACCTGCTTTAACTCAGGGAACGCCATCCTGTCCTTGAAGGCGTCCAGCAGTATGACCTGCGCCTTGCTGTTTTCTTCCTCGTTGTAGAACACGCCCCACGTTGTGCACGCGCTGTAGTCAGATGTGCTCTTTGTCTCGTGCGCCGTGTCCCAGCTCTGGATGATGTACTCGCACTCAGGCGGTGTGTCGCTCTCCCAGATGCGCCAGTGCTTTCTGCTGATGATGGCAGCCGTGTCACTGGTGGGCTGCTGCATGTACTGCGCGTTCCAATACCGTGGATCCATCGAGGACTTGGCGCTGCGTAAGGCCTCCAGCGGCCACTGCTCTGGCCAAAGGCTTTTTTCATTTTCAGTATTTTCATTAAGGATCGCCGGTAGCTCCACGATCTCCCACTGCGGTGAGTCCGGGTTATTGACTTGGTACTGGATGAGCCTGCCGGTCAAGTCCAACGGCCCCCAGCGTGTCATGACCACGATGATCCCCCCGCCCGGCATCAGACGCTGCAACGGGCCAGTCTGAAACCAAGACCAAGCGGTGTCGAACGCAAGGCGTGAGTTAGCCTTTACATCTTGCTCCGAATGCGGATCGTCAATAACAAAAAGGTCAGCTCCGCGACCAGCGAGAGCACCGCCAACACCAGCAGCGTAATACTGACCACCGGCAGCAGTGCTCCACTTTCCAGCAGCCTTCTGGTCGTCTGCCACAAGGGTTTGGGGGAATAGTTCATGGTAGCTCTCATCGTTGATTAAGTTTCTGACTCGGCGACCGAAGTCCTCAGACAAGCTGGCGGTGTGCGTGCCCATGATGATCTTCTTGTCGGGGAAGTTGCCAAGGAAGTACGCTGGGAACAGGTACGACGAGAATTCAGATTTACCCATACGTGGGGCGATGTTGATGATGACGCGTTTCTTTTTGCCATCAATCACGTCTTGAAATATCTTGGCCAGCTTCCTGTGGTGAGGCCCGACCTTGAATCCGGGGTAGACGTGCTGGGCAAACTTAATCATGTCCGTGCGCCCAGCCACCAGTTTGTAACGTTTTTCACGTTCCTCAAGCATGTCCATCAGCTCCACCTTCTCTGCTAGGGACATGGTGGGGAGGGCTTTTTGAATGGCCTGAATTTCAGTCGGGCTGAGCGTCAGGTTGCTGAGTTTCATCTGGCGGTTCGTTTATTTCTATGTCTTCAATCGGCTCCACGTCTTGCACGCCCATGAAGGCAGCAAGCTTGTCTTTGAGCTTCTTGTCGATCTCTTCGTCGGTCAGGTCGGTTTTCTTGATCTCAACCTTGTCGGTGAACAGCCCGACTTCCGTAACTTTGCCAAGTAGACCAAGAGCCTTCAAGCGGATGTTGGCGTTGGGGGACTGAGTTTCCTCAAACAACTTGGCCACCGTGTACCCACGGAGTTCTTTGGCCATCTGTACAAATTCCCAGTCATACGCTGTCAGCATGCCCGTGATGTGGCGCACAGCGGCGGGGGTCTTTAACTGGAGCAGCTTTGTCTTTTGCTCGTCCGAGTCTTTGTCGGCAATCACCACTTTGAACGCGTCGCGAGCCGCCTGTGTCTGGGCTTCGTAACTGATCTGGTTGTCTGGCGTGACACCCAGCTCATCCAACAACTCTGCCGTGGCTATTTGCGCCGACAGTAAATCCGCTGACGAAACAGCTTTAATACCTACGAAATCGTCCAGACCGGCGTCGTCTGGGGAGAACTGCACCAAATGCTCCAACATTTTGATAGCTGTGTTTTTACACAGGGTTGTTGCGCGTTGGTTTGCAGTGTACACTTATTTCCAGCAGTTGCGCAAGCACTTGCTTCTCTCCTCAGTTGTGACCCAACTGTTCAACCCCTCGTCAGCGATGCCGGGGGGTTTTTTTACGGATACGGTTGTCCAACGTTTGACACAGGTTGTTTGGAATTTTTAGAAAAATTTAGGGGGTGTAGGGGTTAAGTATTACTGGGGTGCTGGGAATCGGAGGGGAGTAGTGTTCACGGGACAACGCCTGCCTCGCTGACATATGGGGTGGTGGGGGTATGGTGGGGTCTAAGGTATTACGATTTTTCATGTCAAGGGTATTGTGAAACTCGTTTGTGCTATAATAGATTTATCGATTGGGGGAACTCAGTCGGTCTGTCGCCCCGCCAGTTGCGGGGTTTTTCTTTTGGAGAGCTATCTATGAAACTCGCAACAGCAATCAACCCGAACACATATCGGGCAATCGTTCCTACCCTGAAACTCGCAGACATCGAGTCTGCCACTTTGCTCGACACCTTGCTTGCCAATGGTGTAGGCACACGAGCAGAAGCACGCCCTTATGTCGTGTTCTATGTGTCTGAGTTGTCCACCACCACACGCAAGCCTTACAAGGGTCAGCGTGGCTGGGCATTCGGGCATGGCACAGCTGAGGAAAGACGAGTCAGTCGCATTCTCAACAATATCTTTGTGGATGTGCAAAAGGACAGCAAGAAGCCACAGACAAGCAAGAAGAAGGACGCTGTTACCAAACTCGTTGAGTCATACGAGAAGCTGACTACGGCACAAAAGCGCCGTTTCTTGGCTTCTGTTCAGTAACTCGCAGACATCTTGTCTGCCAGTTTTTTCAAAGCGGTGTGGATGTCGAGTCCCACCGCTATTCTTTTTTCTGTCAAACAACTTTAGGAAAGCATCATGAACCCAAACCAACTCGACCTCATCTTTGCGGTGCTCATCCGCATGGAACACACGACCAAAGAAACCATCAACCCCGATGAATACTGGGCGATGTGCGCCCTTGCCCAAGAGTGCCAAGCACCCTCATTCATCACCGAGTACTTCGCCCGCAAAGCCAATCAAACCAAGGAATAAATCATGACCAAATCTCAACTCAAAGAAATCCGCCAAATCATGCAAGCTGAGTACCGCCAAGCCATCGCTTGCAAGCGTTTGTTCTCACCCATCTGGTACTTATTCGTCTGAAAGGAAAGCCATGCAAATCAGAAAACAAATCCCCTCGGGCGTGCAAGCCAAGCTCAGCGCCCTCAAAGCCCAAATCAAAGCAGACGAGGAACTCAGGCGCAAAGACCCAAGGCGTGCCGAAGCCCTGCGACAGGCACGATGGAAAGAGGAATGGAACGAAGTCAAAGCGTCATGCAGACAACTCAAACTCCTCTGACAACAGGCAAACTGGCAGACATCGTGTCTGCCAGTTCAAAAAACCACAATAAACTGTACCCACATACAGTAACTAATCCTTCTACTGTGTTTTTATACAGTAGTGGGTATCATACCCACCATTTTTCACACCTTGCCACACAAGTGGGTGCGCTTTTTTTCCAGCGTTCATGGGCGTTCAGCCAGTGTCCAGCCCACAATACCTACATATATATAAGAGATAAAAAGATAAATATATATATATATGGGTACAAGTGGACACAAATTAAAAAAGAAAAGAAAAAAAGTTTCTGTTCTTCAGAAATCAGATAGGTATCGAGGGATGGAGGGTTAAAATACTCGATGTTTACTGGTAAAACACCGCACCCACTAGTTTGTCCCATCACGAAAAATGGTGGGTATGCTCGAGCAACAAGTGGGTATTGTCGACTGAAACATAAGGGCTTTCTCATGCTAAACGATTACAAAAAATGTGCAAAGTGCGGGACAACCAAGCCTCTCGCCCAATTCAAAAAGCGTTTATCCCGTGCACAAATGCACGCAAGGGGCATGAAAGGTGAGGTGCTCATGACCATCATCTCAAAGAACTGCAAAGACTGCCAACCCAAACGCAAGCCCCCACGCAAGCAAACGCCACGACAACTGCACAACATGGTGGTGAGTGGTGACATCAGTGAGGTCAAGGCAAAGCTCATACTGGAGGAACGCCACCGCATGGCGTTGTTGGTACAAAGCCGCGCCCGATACGAAGCGTGGGTAGAGCAGTGGCGCAAACAACTGAAAGACGCCCTCGCACCGATGGGCTACGAGATACACAAGGTGCGGGCACAGAGACGCTACGCACAAGAGGTAGGGAACCAAGCACATGAGGGGTTGCTCGAGAAGTACGAGGACATACTCAAGCGGGAGAGGGGGCGCATCATGCTCGACTTCGAGGCAGACCCACACAAATATAAAAATGAGAAACGAAACTGGTGGGACTTGGTGTCCGAGTTCGGACTCGAGTCCTTGCGTGACAGGTGGTTGAGCATCAGGAAGGAGGAGAAAGAACGCATGAAAGTGCCCGAGCTACTGGTTCGGCGTAAGTAACTGGCAGACATGGTGTCTGCGAGTTTGTATAAACAACTTTGGGAGAGAAGAATGAATGATGACTTGTTTGCGTTGCCGTTCCATGAGTACATGGCGCGGCGTACCAAGTTTGCGGTGGACAGGATGCAGAGGGACAACCTGATTGAACCTGTCTACGCAGGCATTGCGTTACTCCAAACGATGTGGGCGCGGGAGTATTGGTTTAAAAAGAATGAGGAGGTTTAAATGAAAGTCAGACAGATACGCCGAAGGGCGAAGACAAAGTATGTAACGGAGGCAGGCTTTGCTTTCCTGCGTGTGTGCTTTGCCAAACGATGCCGCACATACGAGGCAGGGTGTGCGCTGTGTGACGAGTGGCGGTTCCGTGATGAGCATGGACGCTTCGTCTACAACTTTGCAGAACTGCGTGACTTTATGAGAACAACTGAGGGAGAAGTAAATGAAGATTGAAATTGATATTGATGAGTTAATTGAGGAAGCAGTCAAACACATGGAGGATGAAGATGATGTGCGTTGGTCTGTCGGCATGGCACTGCAAGTGCTGTACTGGGAGAAAGTGAACGGGTGGGCAGAAGTTCAACAACGCCTGACACAGCTATACCTAGAACAAGCAAAGAGGAACACATACTCATGACACTACAAACATTCACCCCCATACGCATAGCCTTTGTGCTTGCGTATATCACCGCAGTCATCGTGCTCGCCCTCGACCTGTTCGTGTGGCGTGTGCATGTCATGTGCTACTTGTAAGCCAAGGCACATCGGGAACACTCATCGTAGAAATTACAGAAAAACTCGCAGACATGGTGTCTGCCAGTTGCGTCGTTGGTGCGCTTCACCAACATTTGTAAACCAAAGGAAAGCAATCATGAATCAAATCACAAACACAGAAGTAAACGCCGTGGAACAAGCAACACAAACCACACCCGAGGCAACGCCTCAACCACAACCCAAGCAGACGCTTATCCACACACTACTCCACGCAATCAATGAGCACATCAACACGCAAGTCAACGAGAAAGTCAGCGCCGTGCTTGAAGCTCATAGTGCCGTGAAGTACATCGACGATTCATTCAGAGAGGCAATCAAAGACATCACAGAGGAATCAATAGATGAACACAACGACACAGAGGAACATCTGACGATAGATGGCGTTAGAGAAATAGTTGACGACATCATCACAGAGCAAGTACGCAGAGAGGTTCGTGACACAGACATCAGCGACCAGATACATGATGCCATCACTGACTACGACTTCGATGACAAGTTTGATGCGTATGACATTGACGACAAGATAGAGATGTACCTGAGTGACAACGACTACCCTGATGTAGACAGGGTACAAGAAATTGTGGAGGAGGTGCTTGAGAAGAAGATGGTGGAGACATTGAAGAAACTTTTGGAGAAACTTGATGGAGTTTGAAGACTTATCACCACAAGCAAAAGCTAACGCCATACAACTATATGGCGAGCCGCCTGATGATTGGTACGAGTGTGTGTATGCACGCTTCAAAGAAGATGGAAGCGCTAAGGGTTTCATGATTGATGAGATTCAATTCAGCGGGTTCTCTTCTCAAGGCGATGGTGCTTCGTGGACGGGGTATGTACATCTGCCTTGGTTCATTGAGCACTTCGCTACACCAGACCATCCTGAGTTTGCAAGGTACACAGTACTGCTCGAGCTTATTCGTAACCAGTGGGTAGACAAAACGATGGGCGTGTCACGCAGGTCGTTCTACTACAACCACTCAGGGACGATGAGTTACGACGGCATCAAGTGCTTTGCGTCTTTGGGTGAGGACAACGGCGATGTACTTGAGCACGGCATCTTGCAAGGTGCACTGGTGCATGAGTTAGACCAAGCAATCGACACCGAACGCTTGGTGTGTGAGCTTGAAGAGTTTGCGATTCGTCACGCACGAGAGTACGCCGATGAAATCTATGACGCTTTGAGGCAAGAGTATGAGGGCTATACAAGTGAAGAATACTTTAAAGAACTCATATACATCAACGGTTGGAGATTCAACAACAAAGGGGAGATAGAAAATGGGGTATAGGTCAGATGTAGCGTATGTCATACGCTTTGGAACAACAGACCAGCGAGACGCATTCGTCGAGCTAGTCAAACACCGCAACGAGAAGAACTGGGCACAAGCAATTGAGGAATGCGAAGTGCAGTACGCAGAACCAATCATCACATTTGAAGTACAGGATGTGAAGTGGTACGCAGACTTCGAAGATGTGAAATCGCATCACGCAATACTTGATTGGGCTGTAGAGCTTTACCCCGATGCGGGGTATCGCATCATTATGGTAGGTGAGGACGGGCAAGAGGAATGCAATCAAGGGGGCGAGTGCGATGACCTTTGGGACTACCTCTACACATCGCACTCACTCCACACCGAGTTCCCCGCAATCAAACAAACCACAACACAGGAGTAAGCAACATGTTTGGAAACACAACAAGACACTTAGCTTGGGTACGCAACTACACTGAAGCAACAGCAGTGTTCAACAAGCGTGGCGCAGTACGCAGTAAGAAGTGGGCAGAGAACGAACGCCCCTTGTACAAGACCTACCACCACTACCGCTTGGTCAAGCACCCTGAGTACTACGATGTCGTTCTGTATCACACAGTGATGGCAAGGTACTACGAACCCACGATAGTCGACGGCAAGAAACATGAACGCCGCTTGTACATGGGTGACAACTCAGTTACCAGCAAAGACTTTATGTACCATGTCCTTGGCATATCAAGAAGTCATGCGATAGAGCTTGCTGATGGCACAAGAGTAATAGCACCTATCTACAACAGGTCATCCTTGCACAACGATGGCGAAAGCTTCAGCGCTGACTTCATATTCGTTGATGGGTTCCTTGACCCCGCGCAGTCAGTCCACACACCGCACCACAAAATGGTGTCGGGCAACGATGACAAGACGGCACGCGCAGAGATACTCAAGCGGTTCGATAACTTCATCATGCTTGCACAGATGCGACTGCCTGAGTTTGCTGCAAGCGCAGAGCTGAGCAGAGGCAAGGGTCGTCCATGGGGTAACGGTATGCAGATATACCACTATCGTGAAGCAGTCGAGGCAATAGCGCACCACGACTCACCGCCGCAATCCATGGTTGATGCTTTCTTTGAGATGTGTCAAGACGCGGTGAATGTGTTGGCATCCAAGCGTGCATACGCGCAGGAAAACTTCACGCTTGCGTATTCATGGCACAGCAACAACCCCAACAACGACAGCATCGACAAGCTGGACAAACCCATCACCGCAGAAGACCTACGCAAGGCGGTGTCGACCCGCATCCTCAAGGCGCTGGACTTGGACAAGAAGTCGGTCAAGCAGACTATTCCACAATTTGTTGTGGAGAAAGATTACCCGCGCAGTAATGTGCACTGGTAAAAACCCCTAGCAACCTAAGCCTGTCAAACCTTTGACAGGCATGCTAGAATTGTACAAACACTAAACAGGAGAAGCAAATGACTTTCGAGAAGATGACCCTCACCCAACGGGTTCAGGCGTGCAACATCGACTGCATGCGTGACCACCGATTCGCATTGCTCAGCGGTGTGATATGTATGGGCAAGTCCGAGGTATCGGACAAGGTGCCTACCGCATCCACCAATGGGCGTGACAAGAAGTACGGCGCTGACTTCATCACACCACTCAACCGCAAGCAACTGCGCTATCTCGTACTGCATGAGAACTTCCATGTGGCACTCAAGCACTGTGTGTTGTATCGTGCAGAGATTAAGCGCATGCCTAAGCTCAGCAACATCGCGCAGGACTATGTGGTCAACGCACTCATCGAAGAGCTTGACCCCAACTTCACATTCGTTGAACGCCCCACACCAACGCTACTGATTGACCGCAAATACTTCGGTTGGTCTTTCCCTCAAGTACTCAACGACCTCATCAAACAAGGGCGCAAGGAACCTGACAAGGACGGCAATGGCAGTGACGATGACCATGGGTATGACGAACCTATCGACGCACATGAGGACGGTGAGTTTGCCGATGACGAGAAAGAAAAGCTAAGCAAACAAATTGACGATGCCAATCGTCAAGGCGAGATGCTTGCGCGTAAGTTGGCGGGCAAGGGCAATGGCGGGCGTGACATCTTCGGTCATGCCAAGGAACGCATCACTGACTGGCGACCAGCTATGCAGGACTGGATAACTGCCATATCCCAAGGCGATGACAACTCACGCTTCTGTCCTCCCAACAAACGACTGCTTGCGTCTGGCTTCATCATGCCTTCGCACTTCACCGAGTCAGTTGGCGAGTTGATACTTGCATGCGATACATCAGGCTCGATGTATCCGCACTATCGTCTGCTCTTTGGCGAGGTTGCTCGCATCTGTCAACTGGTCAAGCCCGAGGCTGTTCGCATCTTGTGGTGGGACAACGAAGTGTGCGGTGAACAGTTGTTCAAACCAACTGAGTATGAATTGATTGCGTCTCTCTTGCAACCTCAAGGCGGTGGTGGCACAACTCCACAAGTTGTTGTCGACTACATTCGTGAGCACAAGATAGATGCCAAAGCAATCGTGTGGCTAACCGATGGATACCTCGGTTGCGATACGCCTAGCACCCCGATGCCGTCTCTGTGGGGTGTGGTGGACAACGACTCGTTCGTTCCCACTTACGGCAAGGTCTTGCATATCAATCTTTAATCAACACAAAGGAAAGTAATCATGGATAAATATCTCTCTTCTTCTCAAGTCATTGACCTCATCTCTGCTGTGGGTCACAAGCGTACCGTCATCGTCGAGGGCGAGAACGGTATCGGCAAGACTGCGTTGTTCCATCAACTCAAGCGTCTGCCTAAGTTTGCCAATCACATTGCCGTTGACCCCATCGACTGCACTCAGTTGTCCGATGGCTCGGTGTGGATGCCTGACCTTGACCGTGAGAACGGCGTGTCGCGTGAGCTTCCCAATGAACGCTTCGGTGTATCCAAAACCAATCAGCGTGGCGTTAACGGTGGCAAACCTATCATGGTGTTCTTAGATGAGATAGCCAAGGCACCGCAGTTCATCAAGAATGTTCTTGCGCCTATCGTCTACGAGCAACGCGTTGGCAACTATCACTTCGTCGAGGGTAGCGTTGTCTTTGCCGCTACCAATCTCTCGGTCGAGGGTCTTGGCGACTCCATCCAAGCTCACCTACGCAACCGTCTTGTGTTCGTCAAGATGCGCAAGCCGACTGCTGTCGAGTGGGTGCGTTGGGCTACCGATGCGGGTGTCAATCCGATGGTCATTGCATTCGTTGACAACAACCCGATGGTCATGGACTCGTTCCTCGACTACGAGAAGGGTGGCAAGTTTGAGGGTAAGACGCTGTCCAAAGACAACGCGCACATCTTCAATCCCAAGTCCACACAACTCGCGTATGCAACGCCTCGTTCCCTCGTTGCCGCTGGTGACATCTTGGACGAGGGCATGCACACACTTGACGACGACACACTTGAGCATGCACTCATCGGTACTGTCGGTGTCGTTACTGCCGAGGCAATGGCATCGTTCGTTCGCTTCGGTCGTGACATCTGTGACTATGCGCGTGTTATCGCTGACCCTGCCAAGGCACCGATGTCTGACAACCCAACCGCGCAGTTGATTCAAGTCTTCCAGTTTGTATCTCGTGCACAGACACGCGAAGAAGCTGAAGCAGTCACTGAGTATGTGTGGCGTATGCGTGCAGAGATGCAATCAATCTTCTGCAACACCGTCGCTACATCTCAGCGTGTAGGCGTGTTCGCAACCATTGCCAACTTCGGCAAGATGTTGTCCGAGCACAAAATTTATTTCGGTAACAAGTAATCAATCAACCAAGGAGAGCACAACATGAACACAGCAACTACACCCCGTTACAACATCGACACATGCGCGATGCTTGTTGAATTCAACGCATCGGTCTGGACAGCACGCAAGCTAGACAAGACAACAACCGATGAGGTTGTAGCAAACAAGAACGCCGCCGCGAAAGATGCGGCTCGCGTCAACAAGCACCTGCTTGCAGGTCGCACAGAGTTGGAGGTTATCCAACAAGCTGTTGGTCGTGCGCGTCAGTATGTGTATGACAAGACATCGCCTTGGTCTGACTCAGGCTTGCGCTTGTTGCCCAACACATCGTTCATAACTTTTACAGAAAAGCTGGACGACTTCGAGCATGAGTTCACTGCGTTGGTCAAGTCATTCGTGGCAATCTATCCCTCGTTGATTACTGCTCAGGCTATGGCTTTGGGCGACATGTTCAAGAGAGATGACTACCCGAGTGCCAACGAAATCATGACCAAGTTTTCGTTTCGTGTTAACTACATGCCTGTGCCTACATCGGGTGACTTCCGCGTAGATGTGGGCAACAAAGCACAGGCAGCGTTGAAAGCCAAGCTCGACAAGCTGACACAAGAACGCATTGACCATGCGATGGCAGATGTACGCGAACGCCTTGGCACCCACCTCAAACGTATGTCCGACAGACTGACCACTGACTATGTACAAGGTGAAGCCAAGCCTCGTCGCTTCCACGACACCTTGGTAGAAGGTGCGCTTGAGTTGTGTGACCTGACCAAGGCACTCAACATTGTGAACGACCCCGCGTTGGAGACAGCGCGTCGTGACCTCGAGCAAATGTTGGTTGGTGTCACACCAACTGAGCTACGCAAGAACGAGGCTGTGCGTCAAGATGTCAAGAAGAATGTTGACGCAATCTTAAGTAAGTTCAGTTTCTAAAAGGAGGGAACACTCATGCCTGATTTGAAAACCGCGCTATCGACTGCGCTTTCATCATGGGAAAAAGACGACCAACAAATTCAACAGGAGAAAAAAGTGAAAGCATTACCCCAAGCATTCAAACCAACCAACAATGTGACACAAGAGACATTCAACTATGTCAAGAACAACCCAAGCAAAAACGGCGGTGAGATATGTGATGCGCTGGAGAAGCGTGGGTTCAAGCGTGCCTCTGTGGGGTCACTGCTCACACAATTTGTAAAGCAAAAACAAATGGTGCGTGACCACAACGGACGGCTCACTTTAATCGTACCCACATACACACCGCTGAAGGCAACCAAGAAGTTTAAAGCTGAGGGCAAACGCATCAACAAAATAGTTACCAAGCCAAAGAGTGCTGGCATTGCCGCGCTGGCACCTCAAACTACAGCAACAACTCAGTGGGATGCAGAAACAATTATCAACAACATCGGCTTAAAACAGGCGCGAGCTTTGTATGATGAGCTGAAGAAAATGTTTGGAGGCTGACATGTGGGATGTACTTGTGACGCTAATACTGATGGGCTTTGGCGCATTCATGGTTGTGGTAATTGGCGCTGTGTTCGTTGCGGCAATCTTTTACCTACAGAACGGAGGACGGGATGAATGAGAAAGAAGAATCATTGATGGATGGATTTGGCATGCCGTTGCTTTACCTTGCCATCAAGGTCAACGACAAAATGCTTCAGTTCAATGCAGACGATGGTTTCGGAAAGCTGTTTACCAATCCGCAGAAGACTGACAACGGCTTGACTGTTGGCGAACGCAACAGAGCTGCATTGCACAGGCGTTTAGACGCGTGGCTTGATGGCACATGGCGGGAGGACAAAGATGATTGAACCAACAACACCTGACGAAGACGAAGCGTTCAACGAGATTGAGCACATGGCAAAGCAACGCATGGCGGCTGTGAGGGCGCAGATCGAAAGCCAAGAGCCAACTGGTTATCTGTGTGAAAACGCAGTGGGTCATAAATACTTTCGGTGGAAGAAGCCTGCGAGTACATATAAGCCGATTGCTCTTTACGCCCAACCAACAAGAAATGATGTCATCGAAGAAGTGGCACAGCACGTCGAGAAGCTGACAGGTTTTGGTCAAGACACCATCAGTTCGTTTGCAATCTATATCAGGGAGATGAAGAAATGAGCTTCAGAACCACAACCATCAAATACATCAAGGACGTGTTGAGGCTTAGGACTATTAACGAAGTCATTGCCACTGAACTGCGTGAAGCACACTTGCGCAAGTTGGAAGCTGAGACTGCGGCGGAGTATGCGAATGCGGCTATTCGATACAACGAACAACGCATTGCTCGGCTGACCGCACGGCTGATGGAGCATACAGAGGAAGGAGATTACACATGACACAAGAAGAATTGAAGCTGGTGCTTGCGGTGTTGAAATATTGTCATGGCGGTGAGCCATGCGGAACAGCAGAAGCTATTTCTATTGTTGAAAAAGCCTTGGCAAATGTCGCTACCAACGACATATCAAAGGAATATGTCGATGAAATGCAAAAACAGCGACATGAGGTAAATGTTCAAAAGTTTTTGGGCGCACCACAGCCAGAGCAGGAAGAGTATTTAAGTAAAGCATATCGTTTGGCTAATGAATTGCGATGCCATCTTGCTATTGCGCCAGCACCACAGCGCACATGGGTAGGGCTGACGGATGAGGAAATTGCACAGGGCTGTAAAGAATCTTGGGTAACTGAACAGGCTTTTCAATCAGCAGTGTGGTGGGCAGAGGCAAAGTTGAAGGAGAAGAACAATGCTTGAAAAAATCAGAACATTTTTTGGTAAAGTGCGCGGCTCACATGGTGAGCGCAGGACTGTCGTGCAAGAAGGACTTGTATGGCGGTGCAGCAACTGCTACCTTATCTTTTTAACCAAGGCTGCCGGAGAAAACCACAAATGCCAAGACCTAAGACTGAATTGACAACTACACAGAAACGCATTGGTACACGTTTGACTGCGTGGCAGTACGAAGAATGGAAGTTACTGGGGGCAACCAAATGGTTAAAACAAATGCTGACAGAAAACAGAAGAAAACGGCTAGCGTCAGGGAACGTGTCGAACAAAACAAATGGAACCCGTTCGAGCGGGTAGACCCAAAGATACTGGAACGTATTCACAAACAACACGAAACCACTGCAAGGCGGCACACGCTTGACCAAGCAGAGGCGGCAACATGGTAATCGGCTAAGCGGGAGTATATTGATGTGGTCTGTGCAAACCTAGTAGATGTGACCATTGCACCACGAACAGCAGCGCCGCTTAGCTATTGGAAAAAACGCTGTTGTTCAGCTTTCCAACCGCGAATCGAGGGGGCGCGGAATCTACTTGACCCCCTCACCAATTCAAAGGAAACTGTATGGCATCGACACCCGAAGTAAAAGTTAAAAAACAAATCAGGAAACTGTTGGATGAGCTGGGCGTGTACTACGCCATGCCAATCGGCACAGGTTACGGCAACTCAGGGGTGCCAGACTTTCTTATATGCGCCAATGGCATGTTCATTGGGGTAGAGGCAAAGGCGGGGAAGAACAAACCAACCGCACTGCAAGAAGAACATATGCGCCGCATAAGAAGCGCAGGGGGAGTGGCAATGGTGGTAAACGAAGACAACATAAACGAACTCAGAGAGGTAATAACATGGAACTCGAACAAGACATAGAGAAAAGACTGGCAATGATGGACGACGATGAGAAGATGCACTTCAAGATGGCAGTGCTGGCGCTCATCACATGCTACGGCGCTGACCCAAATCAAGCGGTGTTGATGGTCAAAACAAACGGTGAATTGACAACGCTCACCACAATGAACTGTGACGAGATGGATGCCGCAGAAATGCTGTTGGAGGTCAACACTTTTTTCGGATTCTTAAACACTATCGACGCACCCCCTAAAGAGGCATTCAATTGACAAAAACATTTGACAAGATAGTCGCCATCGACTTTGAAACTCGGTGGGATAAGAAGGACTACACGCTATCAAAACTTACAACTGAGGAGTACATACGTGACAAAAGGTTCAAAGCATTTGGAGCATGCGTACATGAGTTCGGAAGCGATGACCCAATTAAATGGGTTGGAGGAGATGGACTACGTGAATACTTTTCTGGAATCAATTGGGGACGAACCGCAGTGCTTGCGCACAACGCACAGTTCGATGTATCCATTATGGAGTGGGTATACAACGCCCATCCTGCCTTCATCTTCGACACGTTATCAATGGCAAGAGCTTTACGCGGCGTGGAGGTTGGTAATTCCCTCGCGAAACTTGCTCAAGATTTTGGACTCCCTGCTAAAGGCACAGCTGTACACAGCACCGACGGATTACTCGAACTGGACGTTACCATTGAACGAGAACTCGCCGACTACTGTGCCCATGATGTGTACCTGTGCGAGGAAATCTTCAAACGACTTGGAGCCGGTTATCCCAAATCCGAACTGCGTCTGATCGACATGACGCTCAAAATGTACACACGACCACAGCTTGAGCTTGACAGCAAGATGCTCATCAAAGCATTAACAGAAGAAGGAGAGTTGCGTGAAGGACTATTACAAAGACTCGGCATACAGGAGACTGAACTCGCGTCGAACCCGAAGTTTGCAAACATACTTGAAAGCCTCGGGGTTACTCCCCCGACTAAGGTCAGTAAAACTACCGGCAAAACGACGTACGCTTTTGCAAAGAATGACGCCCTCTTCCAAGCGATGCTCAACGGTGAACGTGAAGATGTTGCCCTCCTTTGTGAAGCACGCCTTAAAGTTAAATCCACAACCGAGCGCACGCGTGCACAACGCTTCCTTGACATTAGCCAGCGCGGCAAACTACCGGTTCCGCTCTCGTATTACGGCGCTCTCTCGGGTCGTTGGACGGCGGCAAAAGGTTCAGCAATCAACATGCAAAACCTCAAGCGCGGAAGTTTCTTACGCAAAGCGATTATGGCTCCCGAAGGCTACCAGCTCGTTGTTGGCGACTTATCGCAGATTGAACCGCGAGTACTTGCGTGGCTGGCTGACTACACAGACATGCTCGACATCTTCAGGGCAGGCGGTGACCCTTACGCGGCGTTCGGAGCGCAGATGTTTAACATACCCGGACTTACTAAGGACAGCCACCCAGACTTGCGGCAGTCTGCAAAGAGCGCGTTACTTGGTTGTGGGTATGGGCTTGGTTGGGCATCGTTCGCGTCGCAACTTCTGACAGGCTTCCTTGGTGCGCCGCCTGTCAGGTACTCCAAGGACTTTGCCAAAGCGTTAGGGGTTAACTCTGAGTACGCGCAGGAGTTTGCCAGCTGGGACGGCAACGATAGCAAGCTGTTCGACATCCCACACACTTGTTCTGACAAAGAACTCCTGACACATGCCCTTGCCGCCAAGGCAATCATCGACACCTATCGCCGTACTGCTTGGCCAATTGTGTCCATGTGGGGGCTGTTCAGCGAACTCATACACAAGTCGCTGTATCTGGGTAAAGAGTACCAGCACAAGTGTTTGACATTCCGAAAAGGCGAGATAGAATTGCCGAACGGAATGAAACTTCTGTACCCCAACTTGCGCCCTGAGTTAGATCACAAAGGCAGAACGCAGTGGGTGTACGGAGAGCATGCAACGAAGCTGTATGCTGGTAAAGTAACGAATAATGTGACGCAAGCGCTTGCCAGAATCGTGATGACGGATGGCATGTTGAGGGTATCGAAGAAGTACCCCATCGCTGGCACGGTGCACGACGAGTTAATAGCTGTTGTGCCGGATGAAGAAGTTGCTGACGCTAAGACTTGGGTCTTGGCGCAGATGACTATGGAACCGAGTTACATGCCGGGGATACCTCTGGCCGCTGACGGTGGCGCTCACCGTAGGTACGGGTTAGCAAAATCATGAGGAGAGAATCATGCAAATACCCAAGAAAATAACAGTAGGCACCAAGACCTATGCAGTCATCAAAATCAAACAAGCAAGGACAAAGAACACCCTTGCCGCGATTGATTATCAGCACGGCATCATTTGGATGGCGACACACGACATGCAGGGCAACAAGCTCGGCAAAGAAGAAATGGCTGACACGTTCTGGCACGAGTTGACGCATGCAGTACTGCATGACATGAACAACGACTTGTGTTACGACGAGAAGTTTGTGACAGCGTTTGCCAACCGTTTATCCACTGCCGTCGACTCCGCACAACTATGAAAAAACCAGCATGGTCACACTCTTCCCTCAAAGACTTTGAGGGTTGTCAGCGCCGCTACTACGAGGTCAAGGTACTGAAGAACTACCCGTTCACAGAGACTGAGGCAACGCGGTACGGCAATCAAGTCCACGAAGCGTTGGAGATGTATGTCAAGGAGGGCAAACCAATCCCGCCTGAATACGCGCAGTTCCAACCTGTGGTGGATGCGTTGCTGAATAAGTCTGGCCGTAAGCTTGCTGAGTATGAGATGGCGTTGACCGCTGACCTCTTGCCAACAAGTTGGAAAGCAGATAACGTATGGGTGCGGGGCATCGCAGACTTGCTAATTGTTGATGACGAAAACCTGACCGCGTGGGTGGCAGACTACAAAACCGGCAACAACAAATATCCAGACCGCGATCAACTTGTGCTCATGTCAATCATGGTGTTTGCGCACTTCCCCCACATACGCAGAGTTAACTCAGCGTTGTTGTTTCTTGTGAAGAACGACTTTGTAAAGATGACGATGACATCAGACGAAGTAAAGAAACATTGGTGGAACTACCGTGAACGCTACGCTCGACTGGAAGCATCATTCGCAAACGATGTGTGGAACCCAAACCAAACGCCTCTGTGCGGTTGGTGTCCGGTAAAAACATGCGAGTTCAACTCAAAACATTAGGGAACACTCATGCCTTACAAAAACCCAGCAGACCGTCCGTCGTACGCAAAGTACGAACAGAAACCAGAAATCATTAAAAAAAGAACCGCTCGAAACAAAGCACGCGCAATGCTTATGAAAGAAGGGCTTGTACACAAAGGAGATGGAAAAGATGTCGACCACAAAAAGCCTCTTTCAAAAGGCGGCGCAACAATTCGAGGCAATCTACGCGTCAAATCTGCATCAGACAACAGGAGTTTCGAGCGTAAATCTGACCACAGTATCAAGCGGTAGTCGCGTACAAATTGAAGGGAGCGCAATACACGCCAAACTTATTATTGAAAGTGAAGTCACAACGGCAATGCTTGACTCCGAAGCGTTCAGCATCCCAGTCAACAGACTGATTGATTTGTGGGTAGCACGTTATGGAAACAAGTGGATAGATATAGCTGAGCTAGAGAACGACGAGTTCTTTATTGCGGCTTTCAAAAGACTTAAACAACTCGGAGAAGTTGAAGTCCATTTTTTAACAGACAGAGCGCGGTACGTGTGCCGCATGCCAGAACAATAACGGGAGAAGCAAATGGGAAAAATAAAAGGACTGCTAGGCGATCATTACGCTGAGCACATGCGCATTGCGTCATCAATGTCAAGAGACATTCCAGTCACTCATGTTGGCGCAGACAACCCAAACCAACGTGCAGCATATGCCATGCCGCTATCAAGACTCGCAGATATGTGGAGAGCAAAGTTTGGTGATACGTGGATAGATGTATCTGAACTAGATGAAGAGTTTTGGATGGACGCATCGTCAAGACTTCACAGAAACAAACTGATGGAAGAGCTTGAATTCAGAAACAGCAACACGCCTTGGGCACGGTTGAAGGAGGGCGTATGAGTATGCTGACATACAAAGCAACAGGGCGATACAGCATAGGGGCGACAGACCCACGAATGCCTGACTTTGGAGCGCCAACAACGCTGGAGTTACACAAGCATACGAATACAGGCCTTGAAGACGTACCAACTGAAACGCTGCGCAACCTGTGGATGGCTAGATTTGGTGCTCGCAACGTAACGTTGAACGAGCTGTACGAGCTTAGGTTCGATGACATTACAAGAGTTGCACAAGAGTTGGCAAATAGAAAATTAGTCCGCCAAGAAAAAATAAACCGTATGGAGATTGACGCGACACTGCACTACTACGTACTGGAAAGAGAACATGGAGATAATTGACAACAAAGCTTTGGTGTTACGAACACGCGACCCAAGCAAGTACGGCATCATTCCAAAACACAAAGTCATCGGTGAAGAGAATGGTGTGTATCAAGTGGCTGTGTACTGGGGGCTTGACGAAAGCCGTGTGCTGAAAAATCTTGGTGTCAAAGATGTGCCGTCTCCAATCAAAGGACGCTACGGTTGGCCGGGCAAGTACAAGCCTATGGATCACCAAATTGAAACAGCGGCGTTCTTGACACTACACCGCAGAGCATTCTGCTTTAACGACCCCGGCACTGGCAAGACGCTCTCTGCGTTGTGGGCGGCTGACTACCTGATTGAGCGCGGTGAAGTTCGCAGAGTATTGGTGTTGTGTCCTCTGTCAATCATGCACAGTGCGTGGATGGGCGACATCATGAACAGCACCATGCACAGAAGCGCCATCGTCGCCCACCATCAACAAGCTGCGCGCCGCATAGAAATGATTCAGCGTGACTACGAGATCGTCATCGCCAACTACGATGGTCTGAACCTGATTGCTGATGAGATACGCAATGATGGGCGCTTTGACCTTGTGATTGTCGATGAAGCCAACGCATACAAGAACCCATCAACACGGCGTTGGAAAGCGCTTGCGTCAATCATCAAGCCCGAGACATACCTGTGGATGATGACCGGTACTCCCGCATCACAGTCCCCTGTGGATGCGTACGGCCTTGCAAAGCTTGTTAACCCAAGCGGTGTGCCCAAGTTCCAAACAGCATGGCGCGATAAGGTGATGAACAAGATCAGCATGTTCAAATGGTCGCCCAAAGAAAACGCAAGGGCGCTTGTGTACGAAGCGTTGCAACCAGCAATTCGTTTCACAAAAGGGCAGTGCCTTGACTTACCTCCAGTCATCACAGTAACGCGTGAAGTGCCCATGACACCGCAACAGAACAAATACTACAGACTGTTGAAAGAACAGATGATGGTGCGTGCGGCGGGAGAAACAATCAGCGCAGTCAATGCTGGCGTTGCGGTAAACAAGTTGCTGCAAATATCGTGCGGTGCCGCCTACACAGACGACAGGGAGGTTGTTGAGTTCGACGCATCTCCGCGTCTGCATGTGCTCGACGAAGTGTTGGAGGAGACAGAACGCAAGGTCATCATCTTTGCTTTGTTCCGCTCAAGCATAGAAACAATAGTGACGCACTTGACCAAGCAGGGCTACGCCGTGGGACAAATTCATGGTGACGTGAGCGCCAGCAAGCGTGGACAAATTATTGGCGACTTTCAGACCACAGACAAGATACGCGTGCTGGTCATGCAACCACAAGCTACTGCACACGGGATTACCCTAACTGCCGCAGACACTGTGGTGTTCTTTGGGCCACTGATGAGCGTGGAGATGTACACCCAATGTATTGCACGCGCAGATCGCAAAGGTCAAAACTCTGACAAAGTTACTGTGGTACACATTGAATCAAGCCCGATTGAGAAAAAATTATTCAAGGCCATGGGCGGTAAAGTAACCGACCACAAGTTGCTGGTAGAAATGTTCGACAGCGAAGTGAAAAATATTTAAGAAAGGAGTTGTGTTTGATTTTGTTCCGTGTATGATGTTAAACGTTAGACAAAATAACAGGAGAAGCAAATGACTGCAATAGTCGACGATGATGCTCCCGCCACAGAGGAGCCGAGTGAAATGTCCACTGTCCCAATGGACAAGTTGGCAAAGGTGTACCGTAAGATGGCGGCTCGAATTCAAGAGCTGACTCAAGCGTACGAAAACGAAGTTGAGGAAATCAAACGACAGCAAGACATCGTGAAGATTGCCCTCAAAGATCAGATGCTTGCACTGGGCGTGTCCTCTGTGCGCACTGACCAAGGCACTGTAGTGTTGTCCACAAAGACACGCTACAACACACAAGACTGGGATTCATTCAAGACATTCGTGCTTCAACACGAAGCCGTTGATCTGTTGGAGAAGCGTATTGCGCAGACCAACATGGCAACATTTCTTGAAGATAACCCCGGCCTCGTACCACCCGGATTGAACTCATTGACTGAGTACGCAATCTCTGTTCGCAAACCAACCAAGTAATCAGGAGAAATATCACATGACCAATGTGACGCTTTTTAATAAAGCAAACGTACCAGCGTTTGCAAAAGGCCGTGAAGGCCTGTCCTCAGTCGCCAAAGCTTTGGCTGGCAACAACGTAGATACCACCAAGCGTATCTCAATCAAGGGCGGTGTGTTCCGCTTGTACAGTGGCGGTAAAGAAATCGCTTCAATCGAAGAACGCTATCTGGACGTTGTGTTCGTTGCCGCCGCGCCTGAGATTGGACGCGTGTTTTATGCCAAATCATACGATGGTGAAGTAACTGCGCCTGACTGCTGGTCTGCTGACGGCAAGACCCCCTCTGTTGATGCTGGCAACAGACAACACAGCAACTGCAAAGAGTGCCCACAGAACATCGCAGGGTCTGGTCAAGGTAACAGCCGCGCATGCCGCTATCAGCAACGTGTTGCGGTAGTGTTGGCCAACGACATGGAAGGCGACATCCTTCAGTTGACACTGCCAGCTAAGTCAATCTTTGGTGATGGCGAAGGTGAGAACCGCCCATTACAGGCGTATATCAAGTGGTTGATGGCTCAGCAAGAACCGATTGACCCCAGCTTGGTCGTGACACGTTTGAAGTTTGATACCAAGTCTGAAAGCCCCAAGCTGTTCTTCAAGGAGATGCGCTGGTTGACTGAAGACGAGTATGAGGTTGTGTCCAAAAAAGCTGAGTCAGCAGAAGCCAAGCGTGCTGTTGCGATGACAATGCCAAAAGCCCCCACTGTGGCGGCTCCTCTGGCTATTGCTGGCACACGCCCTGCCAAGGTTGAAGCTGAGGAAGACGAGCCGCCAGCACCCGCACCCAAGGCAAAGAAAGCCAAGACCGCGACTGTTGCAGAGGATGAGGGCGAGGAGCCGACTGTGCGCAAGGAAGAGAAGAAGCCAAGTGCCGTGCCTGCCAAGAAATCAAACTTGGCGGCAATGGTGGACGATTGGGACGAAGAGTAAGGAGTTTTGGGGGGAAAGCGGATGCTGTGCCAGAGTCTGGTCTATTGGTGACTTGACTACAGAGTTTCAAGGGCTGTCAAGAGCAATGCTTGGAACTCCGTGGGTTCGAATCCCACCAGTGCAGCGAGTACCCCCACCTAAAAATTATGGCTTACTCACAACAAACAATCAACATGGTCATGAAAGCGCCGAAGACGTTGGGCAACCAACTGGGGCGCTGGGCTGTTCACCACAACTTCTCTGTCGTACGAATCTCTCAGGCACTTGGTGTTTCACGCCAATCTGTTTACAACTGGTTCGGCGGTGGTGAAGTGTTTGTCGCTTACCGACCATCGGCAAGCGCACTTCTTAAAATCCTACAAACATCAAGCACAGCCGACGAGGCTTGGAGAAAAACATGCAAGGCGTTCAACCTAAGCAACTGACAGACAACGAGCTTTTGCGGTACGTGTACATCATGGGCTTCGACAGAGTTCCTCCAGACTGGATTGAGACGCTTGTTGAGCGCATGGCGGCACTGATAGACAACAGAGAAACCATATACCAAAGTGGGTTTGAAGAAGGCTTTCAGCAAGGCGTAGAGCACGCAACCGACGACTTTAAATAAACCAAAGGATAGACATGACTCCGCTTGAGTTTCTAGCGGTGGTTCTGCCGTCTTCGGGTTTAGGCTCGTACTGTGCGGTAGAACTCACAAGAAAAAAGCAGCATGTGTTCAAGGACACGATTGCCGACTTTCAGCCCTACATAGACAGCTGGAACGCAGATCATTGCGACATTTTCTATGCAGTGTCTTGTTTTGAGGGCAACAAGCGTGAAGCTGAGAAAGCCACGCACATAAGGTCGTTCTTTGTAGACTTGGATGGCTACGCATCAAAGAAAGCCGCTGTGCTGGCGTTGGACGCATTCATGGCCAAGGTCGGGCTGGATAAGCTTGGCAAGCCGTGGATTGTTGGTTCTGGTGGTGGGCTTCACTGCTACTGGCCGATAACACGCGACATGACGATTGATGAGTGGCGACCTGTTGCGCAAAACATAAAACTACTGTGCAAACAAGAAGGCATGGTCATCGACATGAATGTCACCGCAGATGCGGCAAGGCTGATGCGGGTGCCCGGCACCATGAACCACAAGAAGAAGTACGCAGTGCCGCTTCCTGTAAAGCTGTTGATGGAAGGCGACCTGTTTGACTTCGATGCGTTTGCTGAAGTAATCAACGCCAACCTCAAAGAGAAAGCAGTACCGCAACCTGACCCGATCATGTTGCCGGGGGCGAGGCCGAAGAACGCCAAGACCGCCGCTCAGGTAAAGATGATGCAGAACAGCCGCACAGTCTTTGCCGAGTTCCAACCTCACTGCGCTCAGATTGCTGACTACGTTGCCACCGCCCAAGAGGACGGCAAAGAACCCATTTGGAGAGCGTTGCTGTCATGGGCAAAGGTCTGTGACGATGGCGCTGAGAAAGCTGTGTGGCTGTCTGAGTTGCACCCGTACACGCCGGACAGGATGAATCAGAAACTGGCTGAGATAAAAGGGCCATACTCATGTGCGGCAATGGACTCTCTGAACCCCGGCATCTGCACTGAGTGTCCACACTGGGGGAAGATTACAAACCCCCTGATTCTTGGGCGTGAGATCAAAGCTGACAACACAGAGAAAGTCATACCGCTGGCAACCGTCAGTGAAGACTTTGTTGAGGAGGAGTTCTTTGCGCTGGAGGATGCGGGAGACAGTGACGAGCCAGAACAAGTCGCGTCTGTTAAACGCCCACTGCCACCACGCGGCTACAGCTATGGCGAGAACGGCGGCGTGTATTTTGTGAAAGTTGAGGAAGACGAAGACGGCAAGAAGTCCAAGAAGACTGTGCAGCTTGTTCCGTACGATTTGTTTGTGGTTGATCTGCTCAAGATGGAGAACGACCACTTGGTTCACATGGCCGCTGTGCGTCCTGAAGGCGTGTTGACGCTGAACTTTCCGCAGAAATCAATCGTGAGCAAAGACGAGACGCTCAAATGGTTGGCCAGTCAAAACATCGTGTCCACATTTGCTGGCTTTGATAAACAGCTTTACGAGTACGTACGCGCCTGTGTAGGTGAGGCATCGCAGTCCAAGAAACCAATCGTCATCCCATACCAGTGTGGCTGGCAAGAAGACAACAGCTTTGTGTACAACAACCGCGTGTTCAGTAAAGAAGGCGGCGAGACTCGCATCCCTATGCCCGGCCTTGAGAACATCAACCGCAACACCACAAACGCTGGCACGCTGGATAACTGGCGCAAGTTGTGGCAGACCGTATTCGTGGACAAGCCCGGCATGGAGACGGCGTTGGCTGTGTGTTTGGACTCGTTTGGTGCGCCTCTCATGCGTTTCACAGAGTACGAAGGGTTTGTGTGGCACATCGGTTCACGCTGGTCTGGTACTGGTAAATCGCTGGTGCTGAGCGCCAAGGCTGGTGTATGGGGCAACCCTCTGCGGTACAGAACAGGTAAGGGTACATCTCCCGTAGCCATGCAACAACGTGCTGGTCTGCTCAACAGCATGCCGCTTTTGATTGACGAGATCACGAACACCCAGCGTGCTGACATGGAGTGGGCACCGACGTTTATCTTTGACTTTGCTGAAGCGCAGGGCAAGGAACGTATGGAGGCTGGCGCAAACAAGGAACGTATCAACAACACCACGTGGAAGACAACATGCACCATGACTTCCAACGAAAGCCTGACCGACTACATGGCGGGGGCAAGGAAGTTCAGCTCAAACGGTGAGCTTCTGCGTATGCTGGAGTGGAACCCAAACATTAAGCTGGAGTGGACTCCCAAGGAACGCGAAGTCCTGTTGATGATGAAGCACAACTACGGCGTAGCTGGCGAAGCATGGGTCAGATGGTTGACAAAGAACCAGCACGTAGCAGAACAAGTCGTGGCCAAGACACACAAGCATTTGAAGAAAGTGTTGAACTTCGATGATGACGAACGTTACTGGCATGCTGGCTGCACAGTGGTTGTTGCGGCTGCCGTGTTACTGCGCAGGGACTATGCCAACATCCTTGATGTAGAAGTGCAGAAAGTTATTGACGCTCTGCGAGTGCTTGTGGAGAAAGCCCGTGGCATCATCCGTGGCAGTGTACGCACCGCTGAAGATGTATTGAATGCCTACACAGGCGACAACTACGGCAACTTCATAATCATCAAAAAAGCCGAAGGCCGTCTGATGGCCGCATGGGGGGACGGTGAGACTGTTGACAAGTCGATTACAAGGTCTAAGGTACTTGGGCGTGTTGAACACGGCACGCTTGCAGATGGGTTCAGGGAGTACTTCATTGAGGAACAGCTTCTACGCAAACACTGCGTCAGCATGAGCTTCAGCTACGACGATTTCAAGAAGCAGATGGAGAAGATGTTTCGTGTCAAATACTCCAAGAAAGATATGCTGGGCAAGACCAACGGCCCATCCATGCGTGTCAACGCCATGCACATAACTTTTGAGGAAGAGCACTTCAATGGAAACAATATATCCGTGGGCGACACTTAAGCCGGGTGAAGGGTTTTTTGTGCCGGGGCTGGACGTTGAGAAGGTAAAGGAATTGGGGCTACGCGCCTCAATTCCCTACAAGTACCGCACGCAAGCTTTCATTGGTGTTAGAAGGGGCTTGTTAGGCGTATGGTTTTATCGGAAACCTCTCTCACCGTTTGAGCAACGGCGATCTTTATCTTCCTGATTTTGTCCAGCTGTTCGCGCTTGGCTTCGGGGGACATGTTGGATGCTGCAATTGCCCGTTCAGCCTGAGCAAGTTTGTTCATGTTGGCTTTGAAACTGTTCGCCAAGTCTGCTTGCATGAACTCATTACCACGACGTTGAAGCAACGCCATAGCTTCAGACATTCTGCCTTCTTGTGCCAACTTATTGAAGGTGTTCTTGACCTTGAGATTTTCATTCATGCGCTCGTACACGCTGTTGATGATGCCACCAGCGTCGTTTGGTTGGAACGCCCCACCAACGATTGGGTACTCTGACAAACGTTTAACTGCTTTATCAGGACTCTCATCCGTAGGCACGCCAACACTAAGTGCGTGCATAAATGCCAAACCCATTGTGCCGGTGTAACCACTGACAAGTTGCTCAAACACAATCGGAGAGATACCCAGTGTTTTACCAATACCTTTAGCCAGCTCGGATGTGTTGGCGCGGAACTGTTCTTCAGGCAACAACTCTTTCTCTCGCGCAGACAAGATGTCCCTACCTGTGTAGAACGACTTGCCAAGTCCTGCTTCGATGGCGGGTTTCATGATCTGCGGGATGCCGTAAGACGAACCGCCGGGAACTGTTTGAAGCAGGATTTGTTTGAAAGCTTTGACCGCTTCCTCACCGCCGTGCTCGTTCACCATGCTGTTGAGTATTGCCTCAGGCAACGCCTTGAAGATGTAACCGATTTCAAACGGCACAGGGAGTTTGATGGGTTCGTCTAAACCCGGCACACGAATAAACCAATTGCCGTATTTTTGATCGGGTGTGGCGTTTTTGTAAGCTTCGTCGTCCTGCATCAAGGCGGCGTAAGCAAGGCTTGCAACTGCCATCATGGCACCACGCTGCATCATTTTTTCACGGATACGCAGCTGATCGTTGAATGGCATCTTGCCCATAGACGCTTTGTACAACACGTTCAGACCTTGAATCTGTGCGTTGAAAAAAGGTATCAGGGAGTTGGCCACATGGATTGATGGTGACGCGCCGCGCTTGTTGAAGTTCATGGACTCCAACGACAGCAGTGTTGCTTCCATCTCAGACAGGCCCTGCTGAATGTAGCTGTTGTACTGGGCGCGACGTGTTGCGGCATCTGCTTCCATACTCATGGCTTCAAGCTTACCAAGCGCAGTCATCCAGCCCGGTTTGCCCTCAGACACATCACGCAGAATCTTGGTCAAATCTTCGGCACCACCAACAAACTGCTGGCCTCCGGTAACACCACGGCGCTCAAGCGTCTGCTTGGTGGTGGAGTTGATTTCTTTCAGCGCACCAATGACAGGCATGAAGTCTGCGCCAGAAAGAATAGGCGCGGCCACGGAGTCACGGAACAACTGTTTGGCTGTGTACAAAGGGCTGAGGGTAATAGCTTTGCGCAGTATCTGTGCTGGGAACGCCATGACGCGTAACATTGCTGGCATCTGTGTTGGGATGCCCTCCATGCCTTTGACCAATATGTCGGCAGGAACGCCAGTATCAAACTCTTTGTTGCCAATTTTTACTTTTTCGGTAGCCAGCACTGCGTAGCGATCTTCTCCGTTGTCTTTGAATTTAACAACGTCTGGGCCAGCAGACATTTTCACAAACTTGGCAGCTTTCAAATCAACCAGCTCAAACACAGCGTTCTTGGTTGCCAAGTTGCGCATACCCATGTCCATCAACAGATTGGTGTTCTGCACCGAGCTGGTCATGAAGTCGAGGATGGGCCTGTCGCCACCAACAAGTTCATGCAGATACGGCTGCTCAGCAATACTACCAATGCGGATAGGAGATTCGTTGCCAATAACAAGCTCAGCCACGCCATTGCGTTCACGGTAGAACGGTATGTAATCGTTTTCGCTCAGCAGACGCTTGCCGACTTCTTTGGAAAGAGCGCCAGTGCTGACAACAAACTCAACCAAATTACGGTTGTAGGCGTTGTACTCATCTTTAGCTTGCTTCAAAACTTTTTCCAAGCCGGGTGTGGCCTTTATGGCGGCCATGGTTTCGTTGAGCAGTTCTTGTGTAACGTCTTCACCAAAGTTCAATGAAGACAATCCTTTGTTGTCCGCACGAATAGCGGCCATGTACAAAGTGAATATGCGGTTTACAGCTTCTGCGTTGCCAACCATTGGCTGGGCTTCTTTCAAAATCTGAACAACATTGTGGATGTTGGCGCTCTCTTTGCTCTCAATCAAACGCTCAACCTTGCCGTCAGGCCGTGTTTTCTCCACGATTGCCGGTGCGCCATTGGATACTGCTTGAGACACAAAATTCATGCGTTGGTCATACATGCGCAGGTAGTACATCATCTGCGTGCCTTTGACCGGATCCATGTATTTGGCCAAACGCTCGAAGCCTGCAAATCTATCTACAAGCTGTGTTTCAAAAGCCAGCCCGGTTGTATTGGCTTTAATCTTTTCAGACCAGCTTCTTTGCTTGGCCACAATTTTGGCAATAAACTTGCTTTGTTTGGCAAGCTCAGGGTTTGTAAACTCTTCTGAACGCGAGAACAGTATCTCGCTTTTTTGCATTGGCTGTGTTTGATTGATCGGATTAATGTCGGTGGCAATGATCTGCGCACCTTCATCTTTGTCACCAAAGTCAACGTAGTTGTATGTGCCCGGAGTACCTTGTGCTGCTGAGTATCTTGACACGCCGTCAAAAAACTTAATACCAGCAACACCTTCGGCATGCAGCATTTCAGATGCAAACATGTCGCACAACTTACTAGGCATACCGCCTTGTTCAAGCACGGCACTTAAAGCGTTATACAAATCGCGCCCGTTTTGCCGATCTGGTCGTACAAAGCCTATTGAACGGTTAAAAACAGCTTGTTGTTTTTTATCTAAATTATCGTAGATACGTTTAAACGCATCTTTAACAACTTCTGGTTGTTTGTCTGCAAGGCTGTCATAAAGAATGTACTCGTTCTCAGGACGTGTGTGCAACGTGCGCATCATGTAACCTGCTGGTTCAGGTACAGGTGGCCCAGACGGAGGGTTGTACTTAAAGTCGTTTATGTCAAACGCATCAATGTCACGTAAAGTTTCTTTTGCTTCGTCGTACACCTGTTTTGTGTACGGGTCTTTTCCGTATGTAAAACGTTCAAAAAACTCCCCCAACTCTTTTACGCTTTTGCTTGCTTCAGCTTTCACACTGGCAATAGCTTCTTTCCAAGACGGTGGTGTGCCTTGGTTGGCGTCCATCATTTTGTCAAATGCGTGTATGACCTTTGCGGCAGTGGGGTACGCTTTGTACAACTCAATGTATTCTTTGCCTTTATAGACAGGAAATTGATTGACCGCTTCTAAATGTTCGTCAGCAGTTTCTGCAAACTTTTTAAGCTCTTCAATTTTTTTATCTACTTCTGCGTCAGACAACCCCCGCATCCATTCCACACGCCAACTTAAAGGTTTAGTTACAGGCCCGTACCCATAGTTTCTAACTGGTGTTGCAGTTATGGGTCTGGCAGTTACGCGTGCAGAAGACTGTGCCGCTGCTATTGCGGCCCTAGCAGGCGATACTTGTGATGCAAGTACAGCACGCGGCGCACTACTTAAATTAGAAAACTGTTTTCTTTCCTCTTCAATGTTTTCAATTTCGCCTTGAACAGCTTCTTTAAAAATTTTATTTGGGTTTTGACCTCCGTACGCGTTATTGGCTTCAACCAAAGGCATGACTAAAAATTGCTCAGGAATACCAGATGGCAACTTACCTGTAAATTTAGGTTTTTGTGATTCAAGCCATGCTTGTATATCTGGGCGTTCAACCCAATCGTCGTACTGTTTTGTAGCTGCATCAATTTGATATGACTGCGCAGTGCCGTACTTTTGTGCACGGTATGTTCCCCAACCATACGTTTGTGCGTTTGACCCGGTGCTCATGTACGTATGGTCAAACATATCAAATTTAACACCTGTGCCGTGCCAAGTTCCCTTGAGTTCAAGGTGTGCTGCGCCGTAGGCAAAGTTAACCAAGTCGCCAGCAGTCAAGTTCTTAGAAGTGATGCCAAACTTCTCAAGCGCTTTCTTGAACCCATCGACCACCATCTTCAACCAGTTTTTGACTGCGTTGCCGCCTTTAACGCCAACAGGCTCTACACCCATCTGCATGGCTTCTTCAACAGCGTATGCCAACAACTCATCGTCAATCTGGTGTGGTGGAGTGTTAGCAGCCTCAACCCTGCGCACGGCGGCTTTACCAACACGCGCTTCCAATGAGTCTTCAGTTTTGTTTGCCCAGTTCTTGACTGTCTTAACCAACGCGTTGTACTGGCCTTCGTTAAAGAAGTTGCGGAATCCCAAATGCACGCCGACTTCGTGGAGCAGTACGCCCAGTCCGTGGCCTTTACCAATGTTGTTGGCAAACAGTACCGCTTTACCATCTTGCACAAAGCCTTTGGCATCTGCTGGGATTAAACCCTCGTATTTGGACTTACCTACACCTTTTAATTTTGGTTGCTTGTCAAGGAAATCTTGAACACTTTCATACACCGCCAATTTATTGGACACCATCGCTTCTATCTTGCGCCCAGTAACTGGCTCGCCCATACCAGCAGTGAGTTCGGCTTCAAGCTCAGCCTTGGTCAGACCTTTAACTGGTGTGCCGCGAGAAAACTCAAAGTCATCAAACAAACCAAGGTTGGGGTCAGGCATCTTGCCTTGCTTGCGTTTGCTTGGTTCTGGCAACTGCGGCGCTTTTGTACCCAGAATCTTTTTGGCCAACTCATTGGCATCACGTATATCAGCGCGAGCCAGCTCATCCATTTCTGCTGGAGTAAACGCTTTTGCTACGCCTGAGCCAGTACGAAACGGTTTAGCCGCCGCCAACGCAACGGTGCTCGGCACAGTAGCAGTTTTTGGTTTTGGTGCAGGCTTGCCCTCAATGAACGCTTGTTTTTGTGCTTCCAACGAAGCAACTTTTTGCATAGCGCCCAGCTTGAGCGTAGCCTGTACACGTTTGACGTTGGTAGTCTTGGGGTCAGCCATGATGTCGGCCAACTTTTCCATGTCCTCAGGCCCCATAAACGCCTGCACTTCACCACGCGCATCAAAGATTTCGTCATCGAACAATTGAATCTGTTTGTCTTTGACCCGCTGACGCACTGCGGCTTCGTCAACTTCTTTTGCAGCCTGCACACCTTTGTCACGTAAATCATCAAGGCGTTTTTGTTCTGGCGTAACAATCTCAGCAACTTTGCGGCCTTTCTTAAACACTGCGCCGGGCAAGTCTTTGATGCTGATTCCATCTTTCTTGAATGCGGCAGTAACTTTGGGCCACCAAACCTGCACGTCTTTTTGGAATTCTTCAGCACGCTTTTGCGCTTCATCAACAGCCGCTTGTTGTGCCTTTACTTGTGTTTCCAAACGTTGTGCAGAGAACGGATACTTCAACTTGCCCAGTTCACCACGACCACCAAGCTCTACAGCAGTCAACGGTTCTTTGCGCATATCAGCCAGTTGTCGCTCAAGCAGTTCTAAGTACTCACGTTCTGCCTTGAGGTCTTTGTCCAGCATGGCTTCGGTAACAACAACGTCGTTCTCAATTTCACCAAAGCGTGCTTCTTGCAAGTCAGCCAGTTCGGTCTCAGCCTTCTCAATGTTCTCAACAAGCCCTTGAACTTTTTGCAAGTTGTTAATCAGGTTTGGCGCTTGGCCAGTACCCTCAGTCATTTCTTTCTTTGCCGTTTCAATCTGCGACTCGACTGTGGCCAAACGTGTCTTGGCTGCTTTCAACGCACGACGTGCGCGTTCAATTTCAGGGTCAAGCAACTCACCCAACGTATCGCTCAGGCGTTGACGGGCTTTGCCCATTGCCTTGGCCATGGCGTCTTTGTATGCGCCACGTTGTGACTGCAACGCAATTTCAGAATCAAGCATTGCACGTTGGCCGTCAGTTAACAAAACAGAATTACGCAAACTGGCTTTGATAAGCTTTAACTTCTCCAGTAGTGGTTCAACAGTTTTGCGGGCTGCTTCTGATTGTTTACGCACAGCCGCATTGTTGTCTTGCATCAACTCAACTAAACGGTTATTCGTGCTTTCAAGACGCTGTCCCAATGAGAGCGCTTGCAGCGCCTGCTTAACATTCTTTTCGTACTCAGGGATTTTGTTTGTGTTGAAGTCGCTGATTAACTCATTTACGCGTGCCTTTTCTTCCGCAGTAAACACGGACATGGCTTTTTCTTGTTGATCCTTTGTTTTACCAATACTTTGTCTAGACACTTGCAAGTACCGATCCATCAGCAGCTTGTCTTCTTTTGTAACGCCTGCTTCTGGATATGACGCAAACATTTTTGCAATGTCTGCATTTGAGTATTTACCAATATTGAAGTCTCCCGGCTTAAGCAAGAAAAACTGCATTTGGTTTTTAATGGCTTCAAGTTGTTCTTCTATTGCTTCAACTTGCGCAAAGCCTTGTTTGTCTCTGACAGAACGAGCTTTCTGGTTGGCTTCTGTTTTTGCCTTGAGCTTGCGTGCTTGTTCCAACGCCTCCCATACAGGTTTGATCTGTGGGGACTTGGCAAAGTTGGCTGGTGTGGCACGGATGTAGCCAAGTTCTTTGCGTGTCTCTGGGAACAACTGCCCTTGGCCTTTTGCGCCTTCTCCCGCAACTTCACCTTCTTGTGCTGTACGTTCGTACAGCTTTATGGCATCTTGAAGCTCACGCAGTGCGCTACCCTCGGGTGCCAGTTCGGCTTCGTAGCCCACTGACTTGTATGTGCGCCCGCGTTCCCCAAAACGTGTCTCAGCTTCTCTGCCGGGGACATTTTCTACAACACGTTTGCCGGGGACAGCTTCGCGTTTTGTGTACACCTGCTTGCCGAGGTCTTCGCCACGCAGAATGCGTGCAGCTTGATTCTGGGCTGCGTCAAGTAACTCTTTACTGGCTTTGCCGTCGTCAATGATCTCTTTGACGCGTTCCAGTGAATTTTGTATTTCTTCCGGTGGGTTGCGTGTCAACGCTTTGTCAATCATGTTGCCCACGTATTCACGCAGGCGGCGTAGCTCTCCGCCAAGGGTCTTGGCTGTCTCGCCTTTGGCTTCAGCAACCTTCTGCGCTTCGGTGGCAGCAAACTGCTGCTTCAGTACGGGCACTTCGCGAGTGGCTGTGGATGGCAATTCGGATAAGCTGTCGACAACCTTGGCAATCTGAGCTTTGAAGTGTTTGACTTCTTTGTCGCTCAAGCGTGCAATTTCGTTTAAAGGCGTTGTGGCCAGATCACGCGTCTTCAAAACACGTTTGGTAACAGCTCCACGGACAAGTTTGTTTGCCCGCATCTGCGCGGGCTGCACGATCACTTCTTCAAGCTCGGGCTTTTTGGGTACAGCCTTTGCACGGTCAAGCCACTCCCCCACCACATCATGAATACGAGACGCGGCTTTGATGGCTTCGTCGTAGGTCAACTCAGGTTTGCCAGCCACACGACGGTGGATAGCGGCTTCCTCCAGTACAGCAGAGATGTATTTGCCACGGGCTTCTTCGGCTTGCTGAGCCAGTATGGCTGGCGATGTGGCAGCCATTTCTTCTTTGCCCAATGTCTCACCACGACGCAGACGGTCAATCTTGTCCTCAATGGTGTTTAACGCCGTGTTCTGTTCGTTGCGAACCCGCAGTATTTCTTTGGCATAGATGCTGGATTCTGGGGCTGTTGCCGCTGCTGGGAACCTTCCCTTTGTCACTTCTCCAGTGGGTGTAGGTTCTACAAAAGCATTAATTTGTTCTAACGCTTTTTGGCCTCTTTCAAACGCTGCGTCGGCAGCGTCACGGTTTCCAGAACGCAAAGCCACATCACGGTCTGCGTTTGCTTGGTCTATGTTGTCAAGCAACCCGTTTATTTTTTCCCTTGAACGCTCTGCCCGTTTGATGTTGGCAAAGGGTTTCAGCTCAGGGTTTACGGCTATGACTGGGGGCTTACCTTCCGCAATCTTCTCCAGTTTTGGGTCGACCATGTACTTGAAGAACATGTCGTCGCCCACGTCGTTGCGCTTGCTCTTGAGGTCGTCCATGTACGAAGTGAACGCCTGTACTTCTGGAGTCTTGACTTCTTCGGCTTTAGGCACACCAAAGGCGGCTTTGCGCGTTTCCATCTCTTGTTTGAAGCCGGGGGCCAGTTGCAGTTTCAACGCGTCCAGTACGGCTGAATTACGCACACCAGTTGGAAGGCCGGGCAGCTGCATCCGCTTATTCACAATCTGATCGGCCAACATGGGGTCGCGCATCAGATAGGAAACGTAGTCTGCAACAGCGTCGTTTGGTTTTTTCTCGCTTGATAGCTGTTGGTCATTGGCCAACTGAATACTCTGTGCGGCATACTTTGCTGCAACATCCTCTGCCTTCGGTGCCTCAGGCGGCTTGGCAATTTGCTGTTCATACAGCTCAGGCTCGGCAGGTTTCTGCCCTACTTCTTCTGGTTTTAAGCCCAACGCATACTCGTACGGAGTCAGCTTGGCAATCTTTGCTTCCTCCTCAGCACGTTTCAGAATAGGCTTGACACGCACGTACTCATCAGCCAACGGCTTGAGTTCTTTGTTGATGGCCTCGATCTGGCGGTTGATGTCGCGGTTGTGTGCGTAGTCTGTTTCTGGGGACACGCCTTTTTTTATCGGAATCAACTGTTGTTTGAGCGCAGTACGCTGAGCTTCCAATTCCTGCGTTTTCTGGAACACTTCTTGGGCGTAATCGACACTGTTCAGGCGAATCTTTTCCTGTTCTGCCTGCACTGCCGCCTCTTCACGGGCTTGTTTTACCTCGTCTGTAAGCGGGGTTGTGGGCGCACGACGACCAATGGCCAAGTCCAACAACCCTTGTGCCAACGCACCGACCGCACCGCCGTAGGCGGCAGACTCGCCAACCTGCTCAATAATTTCTTGCTCAGGTTTGTATATACCTTTGGTAATAATATTCTGTGCGGCTTGTGCTGCGGCTTCTTGGGCGGCTTCCTCACCGCCAGCCATCAATGCCCGTTTCACATACGACGTGGCACCCTCGAGCACAGGCTCCCCAAGACGCTTCAGAATACGTGCAGGGGCAAACATCTCCGATGCGCCAACCACGGCACCCAGTGCGGTGGCGGCTGTTTGCTGTCCTTCTGTAGCCCCTTCAGCGGCAGACTTTTCTACCTGTGTGCCAGCACCAGCGCCAACACCAAGGCCGTATCCGGCTACACGCCCTGCCAGACCAAACGGCCCAGTGGCAAGGAACGGTGCAATAGAACCTGCGGCTTCACCAAACTTGCGCCCCACCGTGTCTTCATACCCCGGCGCAGCGGCAAACGGGGCTTTGGCTGCGGCAGCAGTTTCTTTGATGTATTTTTGAGTGGCTTTTTCTTGTTCTTCTGGTAACAGTGCTGAGATACCAGTACCCGCTTGTTCAACAAGCCCGATAGCGCCGGGGACAAGACCTTTAAAAAATTCTTTGGTCTGCCCGCCAAACGTAGTTTCTTTTGGCGCTGCCGGGGCTGCTACTCTAAACGCCTCAGGGTACATCTGCTGCGCTCGGGCATATGCCTGCTGCGGGGTCTCCCCCTCTCTGATTGCTACGTAACTACCATCTGGTAACGGGACAGCTTGAGGCATAGTTTTTTCCGAATTGTGCGGCTTGGTCTTACAACCGCAGCAGGCCGAACTACTTGCGGTTGTGGAAGTTTACCCTTTATGGGCGTAAGTTTGCAGCGCCCCCCGGCAAATTGACTGGAGAAATCATCATGGACTGCATATGTTGTTTGATGGATGCAGCCAATTGACGGTCTTGCGCTGAACCGGCTTCGAGGCGCGGCAACAACGACGGGTCTTTGATTGCCTCTAATGCAAAAGCGTTGATGCCTTTTGTCTCTGTGCCAGCCGTGGCATAGTCTTTGTACGCAGCAAGAAGTTTTGGGTTAGAGAGTATGCGTTCAATACCTGTAGGTGCGCTGGCTTGGATTTTTGTACGTTCGAGTGCGGCAGCATTGTTTACTAAGTCTCGTTGCCGTGCTGCTTCATCAGACATTCTCTGTTTACCAATGTCCACAGCAGATGTGTACATGGTGCGCTGATTCATTAAACTTTCGCTGAGTCTTTTCTCAAAGATGCCGGTGGCTGTACGTGTGTCTACATCAAAGATTTTGCTGGTAGCTTCAACGGTGCGGTTCTTAGCCGTGCTTAAAGCTTCAATACCTCTGGCTTGCAGTTCAGTATGTGTTTTGATGTCTCCGCGTTTCTCAGCCAGACGTGCGGCTTCAATATCCGCAAACGCTTTGTCTCTTTCACGTTGGGCTTTCTTCAAGTCTTTCAACGCAGATTGATAGTTCTCCAAACCAGCCAAAGCACCTTTACCAATATTTTCAAACGCGTATTGAGAAGTACCAGACATCATGCCAAGGCCTGCTTGAAAAATAGCCATGCCCAACGCTTTGTCTTTGTCTGTTGCAGCTTCAGCTTCTTCTTTTTGCAAACGTGCTTCGTAGCCTTTATAGGCTTCTGGCATTTCCGCAATTTTCTTTTCGTAGTTTCCCAGCAATTTGTCGTATGCGTCTGTGGTGAACTTTTCGTTTGCCTCCAGTTGTTTGCGCAATTCTGTTGAGTCTGACAGCTCTGCGGCTTGTTTCTTTGCTTCTGCGGCAGTTATTGGTGTTGTATCCAAGGCTTTGATGCCTGCCATAGGGTCAACTGGAGCTGGCGCAGGAACAGGCGCAGCGGGAGCAGCGGGTTTGGCCGCAGCAACAGGTTTAGGTGCAGCCGCAGGTAGAGGTGGAGGGGGCGGAATGTTGACTGGTTTAGGAAGATCAACTTTGGCACCAACGGGATAGTCAAACGGCCCAGATGGGCGAGCAGCTGCTGGATTTGAAAGTGCGTTGATTGCCGCAATCGCTTCTTCTTTGGTAGCAAATTTGCGTCCTTTTAAAGCGGCTACAGCAGGATCAACAGGTTTGCGTGGATTGTAAGAAGGCACATCAATGTAAAAAGGTTGCCCAATACCTCCGGTGTAAATGTATTCTTCTGGGTTGCCCGTAAAAACACCTGCCGCATACCCCGGCACACTACCACCATTTTCAAACGCCACAATGCCGCCTTCAGCCATGTTCTGCATGTTCTGGGCGGGGAGTTGACCAATGCCCGTATCTTCGGGAAGCATTTGTTGCTGCGGTGCAGCAGCCATCTGTTGTGGAGGAGGGGCCATCATTTGTGCCAGTGCTTGGTCAACCACTTTTGGTTGAGGTGTCATACCGGCCTGCCCTCGCTTGGCAATGTCCGCTTGTTTCTTTTGGTTTGCAATAGACAGCGCCAATGAAACAATGTAAGGATCGTTTTTATTTACTGTTGCGTAGTTGTATAACTCAGGCAACTGCATGCGAGACAACGTGTCGGTGAGAGTTTTTACGTTAAGCATGAGTGTTCCTTACTGCATTTTCATCAGTGCCAACTCAGCCAAACCGGCTGGTCGTTTCTTTTCTTTGACTGAGCCGCCTTTGGCTTTGCCTGCAACCGAGCCTGTGCTACCAAGCTGAGACAACCCATAGGCTGCCGTACCTAAACCAGCCAACTGCGAACCAATGCTTGGTGCAGCTTGATAAACGCTTGTGGTGGCTGCTTGCATTGGCAAACCGCGTGTCAGAGCATTCATGTTTGCTAACTGCAACATGGGGTACTGCTGTGCAGTCGCGTAGTCTTGAATTTGCTGATTGATTTTTGACTGCTCCAACGCTTGCTGTTGTGCACCGTACTGGTTCTGCAATTGGCTAAGGCTCATTTGTTGGCCAAACCCAGTGTTGTATTGTTCTTGAGCGCGGTCGTACGCAGCCTGCATACCCTGAGCCATGATGTTGGCTTGTGTATCACCAAGAGCGCGTTCACGCTCGGCTCGCATGATTGCATCACGCCCACCACCAAAAGCCCCGGCTTGCGTCGCTTGCGCTTGTTGCTGTTGCCCTTGGATAGCCGACTGTCTTGCAGCAGACTGCAACTGTGGTTGAAGTGCTAACTGAGCATACGGAGACATGTACGCACCGACACCGCTTTGAAATCCCTGTGGCCCGGCTTGCATAGACCCGATGTTTTGCTGTGCTTGCTGTTGCAAAGGAGAAAACTCAGCAAAGTACGCGTTGGGGTCGGTGCTGAAAGGTTTGTACGGTCTGATGCTTGTACCGTCAGGGCTGAAGATTTCCCCTTGTGCAGCACCCAACATCCGTTCAACATAGGGCTGCGCATACTCAGGAATGTTTGACGTCTGTGAGTATGTGGTGTTTGGTTGGCCCCCGCCACCGCCTCCACCAAAATACGTAATGAATTGTTGACCAGTCAACCAATTGAATAACTCTTTGACGATGCTCATAATTTAATCCTCATCACTTGGTGAGTGTTTTTCATACCCATCTTTTCATACATTTGCACCAAAGAACCTTTTGCCCAGCATTGCGCTTTTGTTGCGCCAAAACTGCGCATCCATTGTTTGGCTTCTTCAAAAACGTGCTCTCTGACAATCCCTTTACCGCCCATTAAATTGACGTGCGCTACGCGCTCGCGTGGGTAATCCATGAACTCAACAGTAACAGCTCCTGTAATACCCACTTCAGGTTCTTCCCATATAAGTAAAAAAATTTTTCCTGTACGCACTGCGTACTCTACTTGTTCTATAGTGATTTCGCTTGGATCAATGTCAATTGCTTTTTGCAGCAATGGCGCAGCCACGGGCCACACTTGTGGCAGTTCATTTGGGCGTATTTGATACAGTGGCATGGTTAAGCGAGGTACTTCTCAGGGTTAATCTGTTTGCCTTGTTTCTTGGTGCCTGTGCGTGCTTGACGAACTCTGTCCATCATCTTGTACAACGCTTTAGCGCCAGCTTCAGACGAGCCATTACCAAGGTGAGAGACCACATCGGCAGGAATCACAAACTCTTCGTTGGCCAAACGTGCGGGTTGCTTGTCGGCAATTGTCGCAGGTATGTCGTCAGACATGCCGTCTCCCGGCCCTTTGAGCATGCGCCCACCACGGGCGTAGTCTGAGTAACCGCCAAGATCGGCGATGCCGCCTTGCGCATACCGAGCGCGGTACGGAGGGTTAGGTGGTGTGGGTTCGTATGGCCTGTAAGTGCTGGGGTCAAATGTAGATTTGTACTTTGGCTTTTCGTACGGCTTAGGTTGATTGAGCATGTTGTAAAGAGACATTGCACCAAAACCGGTTTGCAAGGGGTTTGCTTGTGCATATGCCAGACTTTTGTCTATCAGCCCTTGCAGTCCAGTCGCTGGTTGTGCGGGCAAGTTAGAACTCATTGCACTAGGTTCAACCGCTACATCGGTAATACCAAAACCCGGTCTACCCAATGTTTGGTCGATGTGCCCAGAATTGATGTTGTAGAAAGGGTCTCCTGACGGTTGGAGTTTAAGCGTTTCTGCACCTTTGGGATTAATTCCAACACTAGTATCTAAACCGTATTTATCCGCCAAAGCACTATAAGTAGTATTAGGAGGTGCGGCAGGAGGTGCGGATGGTGAAGCATAAGACCCTCGCCCAAGAGTCTCTCCAACGCCCTCGCCAAAGTCAACTGATTGTGATTGGATTTGTTGTACGGGATCAAGATTATGCGTAACTGATGTTGGTTGGAGTTCTACGGAAGTAATGGGGTTGGGAGAAACTTGTCCAGCAGGCGCCCCACTTAAATCAACGTATTGCCCTTGGCCAGCAAAAGAGTTGTTTAGAAACTGCTCTTGCGACATTGGGATGTTGTTTGCTTGTGCTTGTTGAAAAACTTGCTCAATCCCTGTGGGCTGCGCACTGACACCCACCTCTTGCGCCAGTGCTTGAATACCGTTTGTTGATGCTTGTGTTGCAGCTTGTGTTGCAGCCTGTGTACCTGCTTGTGCAGCAGCTTGCGTACCTGCTTGAGCAGCTTGAGCAGCTTGAGCAGCTTGAGCAGCTTGAGCAGCTTGTGCAGCTTGTGCAGCTTGTGCAGCTTGTGCAGCTTGTGCAATTTGTGCAGCTTCGGCTGTTGCGGCTGCGGTGGCGGCTGCGGCTTGTTGGGCGGCAAGGATTTGCGCTGCGGCAGCTTCGGCTGCTGCAATCTCGGCGGCGGTCATAAGCAATGCGGGCATAAATTACTCCTTGAATTTGGGTGACTCGAGGCCAGTCCCACGCAAATTATGTAGACAACAAAGCACCACATCATCTGTCAGCGCTTTGAACATGTGTTTTTTGCCAGCCGGAATCGTGAGCACCGCAGGGGCAGTGAATTGTCCGATATTTTCCCCGTCCTGCCAAGCTTGAATAGTACCCCGAGAAACAAGGGTGGCGTGGGGGTGTTCGTGGACGTGTTGGGATAAACCGCAGCCCGCTTTCTCAATGGTGTACGACCGAATCCAAATGTCGTCGACTTCGTCAAACTGGACGTAGTCAGTGGGGGTACTGGTTGTGTGAGTCATGTTGGAAGCGAAGAGACAAACGAAAGTGTGGCTACCACAGACTGGGTAGACGGCTTGGTTGGGGTTCCTGACGCGGCAATATGCTGGATGGTAACGTCCACCGTAGGAACAGACCAATAAATCTCAACATGGTCATTTGCCGCCATACTTAAAAAATAGTTCCAGCCAACAATTGAATGCCCATTTGTTCCCGCATGTCTGTTTGGGATAGACACAAAGCCTGTTGACCCCGGGATGTCTACCCCGTTTTGTCTCAGCCAGATGTAAACATCTTGGAAAGCGGTATCCGTGTTTTGGAACTGCGCGCTGAACTGCAAGTTGTATATACCCGAATGAACAACCGTAATCTGAGACGAACTGATAGACACATCATTGGCAAAGTCTGTGGTGTTAAACGTCATCAGTGTGGCGGTGTTTGCCGTGGTCACCTGATCTTGGTCGCTTGAAAACGCGCCATACGGAAACTTTAAATACCTGCCACCAGTTGGCCCAAGAATTGCCCCGAAAGTATTGTCAAGTTGGTTGAAATACAGGCGCAAAATGTTTGCAAACTGATCTTGGTACTGGCGTTCGTATTCGTTTGTAGCCAACGGCAAGTTGGGCGCTACTGGATTTAAGAAGTCAAGGGTTTTGGGGTCAAACGTAGCCATTACGCAATCCCCCAGTGAAGACGTTCAAGCTCTTTACGGGCGGCAGCGGCTTCTTCTATAGTCAAAAACACTTTTGAATAGTATGCCTGCGCTCCCACATTCACTTTTGCTATAAATTTACCAGAACTTGTTTTAGATACCCCTGTAACTTTAGTTGTGCTGTCAGGTCTTATACGGACATTTCTAGCTTGGGTTTTAACTCCGGCCCAACGGCAGTTACTTGGCTCATAAATTCCATACGCATCAATCCGGTCAAGTGTTTCATCGCCTTCTGGTTCACCCATATCAGCAACAAAGTTTTTGTATTCCATCCATTCTGGGCAGACTGAAATACCTACGCCGCCATAACGCGGGTAGTCTTTATCTGTTGGGATTGTGCATCGTCTAATCATTGCTCTCCATGTGTTGTAAGAACCCTTACCAGAACCACCATGTTTAAGATTTGGAGTAATACATCCGCATGATGTTGTATTGCCCGTCACCAAACTTCCAGATACAACTACTGTCTCATTGCCACATTTACACTTACACCGCCACAATACCTTTTTTAACTTATCGCGTCCAGCCTGCTCAAGAACAATTAGTTTGCCAAAAACCTGCCCTGTCCGATCTACGAGTTTCATAAAAGCTCCTTGTAAGAGCCTGTATTGTATCAACATATGAATGGACGGAACATTTACCTCCTGCCATCAGGACGAATGTCGATACGGGGCGCGCCTAGCTGCCACATCGTGCCAATTTGGTTGGACGACACTTTCATAGCCATCTGACGCCCACGAACTCGCGTGTAAACCTGCCCAGTAAATTGATCTACTGTGTACGCGCCAATCCTGTCCACATTTGCGTAGCTGACACCACCAACAGATTGATTGCCGGACTCTACAGGATCGTTGTACCCAGAACCCGAGTTTTGCAGGGGTAGCAGGTACATGTTGATTTGTGGTGTTGCCCCCGTAGTAGACGAGCCACGGAAAGTTAAGTCAGGGACGATACGCCACACAAACCCAAAGTTATGCCCGTCGCCAATGTCAAACTGCGATGAGGTGATGTAGGCTTCAATTGGCTGAGTAGTGTCAGTTGTGTTGTCGTCAATACCGTATTCGTGATAGACAAGGTTTTGCGCATAAGTTGCGCCAAGCGGGTAGTTTGTAAGGCCAAAATCTAGCCATGCGGTTCGGCCCAAATTACCGTAATACCAAATGTCCTCGGCGTAGTTGTACACCACATACCTGTCAATTGTTGTTGAGTTTGCCGTGCAGTAGAACCACCAGACCTCATTGAAGCCCTCGTTTGTGCCAGCAAAGAACTGCTCCTGCTGCTCAAGGTTAATGTTGCTGTAGATGAACTGGCGCAAATCACAACGCAAAGTTTGAACGCGACCGTCGTACTTGTAGAATTTATCTACACCCATCCAATAAACAATACCCGATGCAATGATTGCGGTGTTGTAACCAGCCAAGGAAATGTTGTCGCCGAGGAGTTGAGTACTCCAAATGTACGGTGGGCCAAGGTACTGCATAGAGTACAGAGAGGTGTCTGTAAACACAACAATTTCTTGTCGGGCCTGAACCGCAGTCAGGATTTCTGAGCCGTGTGAGAGGCGAATAAACCCCGCTTGGTTGGTAATAGCCGGAGTCCAGTTGGTCACAGATTCTTGGTCAGACCAGCGAATCAGCATGGGGTCTACTGTTGTGTCTGCATTGGCGTAAGCAGAACAGCCAAAAGCAATCGTAAATCGGCTGGCATCTGACACCATTGCAAAGTTAACCAGCGCGGGTACATCAGACGCGCCGCCCAAAGACGTGACCGGGATGCCGTAGGGAGACAGATACTGCGTACCAGACTGAGTGCCGGATGTATTGATATACGTACCCGCAATTGCGTTGGCAAATGTGGTGGCAAGCCTAAAAGTTGAGCCTGATGCCCCACCAACGTAATACACAGTACCGGAAGTCAAGCCTGTCGGCAAAGCACCGGAAGTCAAAAGCACAACAGCCTGACCATCTATCAAAGAACCGCTGGAGAGCGTCAACACGCCCGGAGAAGCAATCGTAATGGTGACGGGGTTGGGTGTAGTGCCAACAGAAGCATTCCAGTAATACATCGGGCCACCACGGTAGCCAAACACCAAGTCCTGTCCAAAATTGTTCTGCCACCAAATACGTAAAGAACTTGTACCGGGAGTGCCAATGCCCCAAGCGCCGTATCCCCAAGGCCCTGCACCCCAACCAGTAAGAGGCTGTGCTGTGTCGCTACCAATGTGGATTTCATAGTAGGCATTAACTGGGTTACCACCATTGCCGGTATCGTACGTACCAGCAGCTACCGGCGCTTGAATTGTGTATGAATTGCCGTCAATCACGGTAATAGCAAAACTTTGATTCAAGACATCTGCTGTCAGACCACTGTTGACGTACACGGAGTGTGTACCTGACTGCGTACCGGAAGTGTTGATGGGCGTACCGTTTGGCACGTTGGCAAGCTCGAATGTTGAACCTGTTGCGTTTACAACGTAATACTGCACCCCCGCAGTCAAACCAGTCGGCAAAGCGCCAGTCGTTGACAAAATAACTACCGTGCCGTTTGCAGGTACGTATGAAGCAGGTGTGACCACTGCTGGACTTGCAATGGTGACCGTAAAGGTTTGTTGGCTTAGAGCCGTTGCACCAAAGAAAGTTACATAGTCGCCGTCGGTTGCTCCGTGGGAGTTGTCCGCCACAGTGATGGTAGTTGAGCCAGCAGTTGCTGTGAACGGCCCGTTTAAACCTGTTTGAACTGCACGCAGGGGTGTGACGTCGTTATACGCACCGCCCTCTTCAATATAGAACTTGAGATGTGTGCCAACGCCTACATACGTAACGCCGCCCAACGAAGACCATGACCACAAAGAACGGCAAGTGCCTTCATAGGTGTACGAAGAAATCTGCTGCCACCCACCAATTTTCTCAGGCGTACCTTGGCGAAAGCGAATCTTGTCGCAGTCATACCAACCGCCTTCGTTGGTGTATCGGGTGTTTTCTTTGTTTACACCGGGTTTGAACAGTATTTTTTGTAAGGGCATGGTATCAAGCTACAAGTCCGGGAACATATTGCGTTTTACCAGCGACTTTCATGGCGGTCAACTCCTGCTTCTTTAAGTTGTCTGGGTTGTAACTCACATGCACCCAACCACTGTCAGGAATGCCGGGGGTGTAGAACTCCAGAATCAACTGGGTGTAGTCCAGATTATCCATGATCCACTGCGCCAACTCAGCATTTGGTACGCCGGGAATCTCTATATCGGCTGCTTGGCCCTTGCAATGGTCTGAGGTACGAGACCCTCCGACTGCTGCATTTGAGTCAGGAGAGCGATACCCAGAGTTCACCTTGACACCTTTTTGGAAGTGATCGCGGATGGGCTGGAGAACACGTTCAGCCAAGATTTTGAGGTACTCGGTCTCAACTGGCCCGGGGGTGTTGTCCAAGCCCATGCGCAGGGCGGTCTCAGATTTGGTCAGTTCATGCAGGGAGAAGTTGGTGGTCA